CTACAGCCTGATATGTGGAGGGTACCATCGCAATCTGAAGGGCTCCAATATTGGCCACCAGCCCAATATTCCGATACGGACTTCGAGCATCCAGTACCACCCGCTCCCGTTCCTGTATAGCAAATAGAAAGAACTCCACTCTCGTCTATGGTCGTAGATATACCGCTACAGCCCGTAACGCTGAGGGTTGCATTACATCCAGAAGCACTCCATAAGGTGGAGTCTCCCCCTCTGATAGTGGTAATTGCTCCCGTACAACCACTATTTCCTGAACCTGTATAGCAAACGGAAAGAACTCCATTGGTATCAATAGAGGTAGATATTCCGCTACAGCCTGATATGTGGAGGGTACCGTCGCAATCTGAAGGGCTCCAATATTGGCCACCAGCCCAATATTCCGATACGGACTTCGAGCATCCAGTACCACCCGCTCCCGTTGAACCAGAGGAAGTAATGGTTACATAGGAGCTGCAGCCATCACTCAAAAGTCCTGTGTCTGCAATATCTATTCCTGAGCCAAAGCGAATTTCCTTAATATTAGAGGCACTGAGGGGGGAGTCGCCCGAATTACCTGAAATGTCCAAGGCTCCCTTATTGGTTATGGTGGCGACGCAATCGGCATCTAGAGAGGTAATAAAGGAAGAGGGGTCGAACTTAAGAGTAGCGCCTGTGGCGCTGACTCCAATCCCCGAGCAGTTCATTCCTGTTATCTTGGAGGCGGAAGAATTTATCGTAGCATAATTTCCCTCACAGCACGGGGAAGAGCTATATTCGCTAATATAAAGGCCGTCGCCCAGACGTAAGTCCTTGACCCCTTCGATCTCTACACTTCCCTCGCTAGATGTCCCTGTGCATGGGATTCCTGTTGGTCCGCTAATAGCCCAGCCTTTGGTACGAATAGTCCCGTCGCATTCATCGTTTATATCGACGCAAAAATCTCCAGTGTTGAAATTTAGCCCAGTGATACAGGAATCCTGTTCCGTGCCACCGCAGTCGGCACCTGATATATTAATTTGCTGCCGCGCATTGATGGTTGCATAGTTACCTGAACAGCAGGCACCTGTAGTATAGTTGGAGAGATACAGTCCGTTGCCAAGTCTCCAGTCCTTTACTCCTGGAATGCTTACCCCGTTAATGTTACTTTCGCAACAACCTGTGCCTGTGGCCCCGCTTAAAGTAAAACCTTTTACTCCTACTGAAAACTGGCAATCAGTCCCCGTTTCAATACAGAAGTCCCCTTCTTTAAAGGAAAGGCACTCGAAGGGGGTACAGTCTATACTGCTTCCTAGACAATTTACTCCAGAAATTAGAGGCACACAACTCTCCAGGGTGGCGTATCCCCCCGTTCCCGTGCAACATTCGGTACTAGCGCTATTATAGTTTCCTAATTTTAGCCCCCTACCTAATATTAATTGCTTAATGCCGTCAAGGGACTGGGTGGGGTTGTCTGGACAGGAAATTTCAGTCCAATCGGGAGCGTATTCATCAGGACAGGCTTCTGTCCACGTGTTTGCCTCATAGCACTTACCGTCAGAAGCGGTCACTTTGTCCCCTATATCGTAAGTTGACCCAGGTACACAAGTCGGATAGACGGAGTTGGTATCGCAGCAGTCCCCAGTGGGTCCTACAACACTAATAAATTGGGGTTTGGCGCTAATAGTGGCCTCGCAGTCATCATCGGCACTAATACAGAAATCAGAAGTATTAAAGTTAATTCCCGTTGCCTCTGTATTTTGGGCCTCCCCAATGCAGTCCGTTCCCGAGATGGTTACGCGGGATGGCGACGTGGCGATTTGAACATAATCATCCATACACCAACCCCCAGCTTCTTCGGGCACGCTTTTAGAGGTGCTTTCAATATAAAGTCCATTCCCTAGGCGTAGTTCCTTAATACTGGAGATGGTGCGCCCATAAGCGCTGCTTCCACTACAATCAGGAGTAAGGCTCCCTGTTATGGTAATTCCTTTAGTCTTAACGTGGGTGAGGCAATTGTCGTCAAAGAATATGCCAAAATCGCCTGTATTATATATCGTTCCAGTCGTTTTTCCCTCCACCGAAGAAAGGCTTTCAGGATATCTACAATCTACTCCTGAAGCATAGCTGGAAGTCCCTGCGGCCGTGAGGGTAACGTAACCTGTGGGATCGCAAGGATCAGACCCGCTCAGGGAAGCAGTATTATCAATGAAAAGGCCGCCACCCAAGCGAAAATTTCTGATATTGACATAATTAGTTGGGGTCGCTCCAGAGGTACCACAGCCCGATCCGCTGACATGATAACCGCTAACTGAAATACCCATTACTTCGGCGCCAATAGTTAAGTAGCCGCCGCCCGAGCAGCAATCGGGGCAAGCTATAGAGGACCATCCTGAGCCGCCATATTGCCCTGTATTGAAGTAATCCTCGTCATCTACGCTTGACGCAATTGCTTCCCAGCATTTTCCATCATACCTCACTCTAGAGCCTACGCGAAGGCTATCAGAGGTGCCTAATTCAGGGGTCCATGCGGGATACTGGTCCGAATCATATCCTTCGATATAAAGACCCTCTCCCAGTCGCAGATCGCTAACTTGACTAAAACTTACTCCCACCGCTCCCGAAGCATCTTGGCATTTTCCAGTAGTTCCAGAAAGAGAGAAGCCTCCAGCCGAACAAATCATGGTTGTCTTGCATTCGGCACCAGTAACGGGAATTTCTCTAACGGCAAAGTCGCTTATTTTGAATTCTATGCAATCAGGGACATGGCAGGCTACGCTATTACCCTCGCAATCGTACCCTTTAATGCCCATTTGGTGGGAGCGGAGAGTTATCGTGCTGGTCTCTGAGCAGTCACCATAACAACAGCTATCATCTGATGGGCCTTCGTCGCAGGGATTATTTGGGTAATTGCAACTTCCAGGGGTTGTTCCGTAGTCAAAATATAATCCCGAACCAAGATTAATCTTGGAGGTGGCGCAGAAATTAGGAGTATAGGCCTCCCAATCTCCTCCCACACCAGGGAGGTAGGAGGGATACGCACTGAAACTGGATAGAGCTTTATAGACTTGCCCTTTCCATTTCCTGACGTCTCCCGACTTAAGACTTTCTTCTTCTTCGAGTTCGGTAATATTTGGGTCACAGCCAAAGTATCCTCCTGACACTGAGATGGTGGAGGTTGTGGAAGTACAGGGAGCGGAAACTTCCATGGTGGTATAGATTTTCTCGCAGGCCAACTCCCACCATTCGTCGTAGTCCTGTTTGACTAGTTGAGTTTCTAGCTCCGAGCCATCACTATCCGCTAAGGTTTCTTCTGTATGATAAGTATAATATTCGTCTCTCGGTTTTGGCTCATTGTCCTTGTTGCCATTTTTTCGTGACTTATAGTATAAAGGATCTTCGTCGTCGCTTCGGTCAGATGGCTTATAGGTAACTATATTCCCCGCGCTATACTCTGTCTTCTTGTCCCAATCGCCGAGATAACTTTTTCCTCTCATAGGCTCGCCTACTGAAACAGTGAGGCCTTCACCGAAAGTGACTTGGCCGATGTCGTACTGAGTTTTATCTGGAATGTATGTGCAATTGGGAATTAATTTCCACAGGGGTTTTAAATTGTCCGTGCTTGGACAGGGGCTGCCTTCGTACACGGCGGCGTCACAATAAAACGCTTCTCCTGGGGGTAAATGTTGAATATCGCCTATCTTTGTGGCTGTAGATGCGCAGGGGAGAGTATCGCAGTCTACAGGTACCCACTTTCCCTCCTTGTTCCATGCTCCCACGGTTCCCCCGTTAACTTGGGCCCAGTCAGTGGTTTCCCAACAGCAGTTTTGATAGCTAACTACGTCTGTATAGGAAGCCCCGTACCCCACTCGCGGCATAAACTTATTGCAGTCAGGACAAGGGTCTGGAACGACGCAACCGACTCCACCCCCCTTTTCACTACATAAAGGTCCAAAATTTCCCTCATCATCAAAGCCATATGTAACTCTATATTCTGCCACCCCGCTCTCGTTTGCTAAATTGGCGCGCCAATCTCCTACGTAATCCCCGCCCGCCCCCGAACAAACCAGCTTTTTTGACCCTACGGCTAAGCCTGGATAAGGTGCCACGCAACTATCGTTTTTTCTGGGATCTTCAGCCCTTAACACTATATTGGTGTTGTGATGGGGTAGCCATTCCTGTTGGGAATCTTTGTTGCTGTCGTCATAGCTGGCCCCAGCCGACCCCTCTCTATACCTATAAAAAACAGGGTCGCTTACTAAGGAATGAAAGTAGCCGTTTTTATAAAGGGGCTTATTGGGAATTTCTTTTGCCGAAAGATAGGATGATGGTTCGGGTGAGTAGGCGCGCTCACAGCTTTCGTAACAGAACGGAATGGTTTGAAATTTTATGGGCGCTCCAGGAAGGGGGCGTATGAGGTTTTCTGTCCATGAGTAACTCTCCTCTTCACTTTCCAGGGTTCCTATCGTCACTGTGCCTGCAGTGTTCCCCTTGGGACTGGTTAAATTCGGCCAGTTCCAATATATTTCGGATTGTCCATAAACCTTTGGGTTATCTTGAGCTATGTCAGCCCACCCTTTTCCGAGAATACGGGGGGGAGTTTGGAGGTTAGCGTTCCATGGACCCTCTAGTAATTGTATTCCATCAAGTGGACCGCAAGATGAACACGGGGATGGCCCTAGGTCATGCTCTACTCTTCCAAAAATTTCGTAACCCGCAAAATAAGATCCCTGGGGTTGGGTGTAAAGGTCGGCGGTATTGAAGTCTACCATCATCCCCCCCACGTTAGTTATAGACCAATTAGTTCCCTCTCCGTCAGAGTCCGTTAGCCACTTTCCCTCCCCTCCTCGTTCTAGGGGAACTAAAAATGGGGCATATTTCCCGTGTCTTCGGGCGTTGTTGCTTAAGCCGCAATTTTCAGCTAAGACATTTTCATCCTCTGCCATTTTGTCGGCAATTTCGCCGACCTCATAACCCGCCAAGGTTGACGTTCGTAAGGTTAGTAGTTTGAGGGTAGGGGCAGCAAAGTTAGGTCCATCATAAGGGCTTCCTATGGAATAGTAGGGAGATAGCGCCAGAGCGCCCAGTCCTATAGACCATTCGGGCTCCCTACCTCCAGCAGGCTCTGAGCCCACCTGAACAAAACCATAGTTAGACGCAACATTACAATAACATGCATGTTGGAAATTTAAATTTATAGTTTTTCCTACTGCCATTTTCTTTCCGTATACCCTGTACTATAATACACGGAAAGGGGGTCTATTTAAAAAATTAAATTGACTTAACTAGCTTTAGTAGGATACGCGCTTCTTTTGGGGGTATATCTTTGAACGATTGCCATGCGGCGGCATCTTCATTGCGATAAGTGTCATCTTTCCAGAAAACACGAAGCTTGGACTTAAAATCCTCGAAAGATTCGAATTGCTTTTCTAGCATTCCATGAGGAGAAAGCGGGGAAGAGGTGGAGGCCTTGGCGGGTTTTCCCGACTTATCGATCTCATCATCTCCCACGATATGTACATTCAGAAAGTTTCTGACACATCTAACAAAGGCGCGGTTGCACGCTATTGTTTCTAAAAATTTAGTCGCAAAACTGCTAGTGTTATCCAAGGTGGCATTGGCCATATCGCAAAAGGACACTGCCTCACCTCCTGTTTCATAATTGGGAGTCCAGGAAATTTCACAAGTTACCGCAACATGATCCTGTTCGCATTTCTCTACGTTATAGTAAACTGACTTAAATCCCCGAAGGCGCGCCAGTTCCTTGATTCCGCTTAATTTAATAAGAAGTTGATGGTCCCCGAGTCCTTCAATTGAGGTGGGAATGTCCTTTCCTCGTGCCTCAAACCAGCTTCTATTGGGGAATAAATGCTCTTCCTTGATCATGGCGCGCCAATTCACGGAGCCATCGTCGTTAAATTCATAACTTACGACTTTTTGGTTAAGGAGTCCGTGCTCATCTCTTACGTAGAGACTTGGACCCTTGGCTTTTGGCGGTCTTCCCATTATTTATTGTAGATTCTAAGGTAGTCTAGCTCGCTCCAGAATTCGGGACTATCAATAATTTTTTCATTTTCATGCTTTTCTACTCCAGCCTTATATGAGGCAAGAGAGGAGTAGTGTTTATTTTTGGAAGTCATGGTTTTCGAGCTTTTGAAGTATGTATTATCGCATATTTTGGAAGCATTGTCAAGATCTTTTTTTTCTTTTTCTTTTTCTAGGTTAATATCCCAATCTATTAGGTTGAGCCTTATGTCGGTAATATTGGCCCGCTCTTTACTGCAAAGATACGTTTGATAACCCCCTTCTTGGAGCTCTCTAATGTCATCTGAGGAAATATCCTTAGAAACTTTAAACATTACCTGTGCCACGTGAGGGCGGATGATATCTAGATATTTTCTGTCTATTTTTTGATCGGTTATGATGTTTAGCTTTCGGTTAAAAGCCCATCTCGTCATTAATTCGGGGTCAAAGTTTAAATCTAAGCGAATATTGATTGCTGCCGCGTTGTATAGGTTTGGATCGGGGTCGCAATCTGGGACGACTTCAATAATTGGGGTAGAGAAGTACTGTCCCATATGTAGGGTCTCTATGCTATCGAGATCATGGGGGATATTTAATAAATTTAGCAGCCCTTTTGCGATAACTTCGGGGTGGATTAGGTTTATTCTTTTGTAATCTTTCTCGTCCCCCACAAAAGAGGGTTTTTCCCCGTTGCGATGACTTTCGATAAGGAATTGATTCTCTGGCGCGCCCCAGAAGGGCTTAGAGGTCTCTTTATAAAGGGGGCTAAAGAGGGTTACTAGTTTTTTATCAAAGATTGAAGCTATATGGCTAGTGTAAAAATCGTTGGAAAGCACTAATTCCGTTCCTTTAACGATATAATTTATATGCTTTTTAGTGGTTCCAAGAAACTGGTGGGCATTTTTTAAAGGGGGGTCATCCTTATGTCCAATTTGGACGATTTCGATGCCTTGTTCCTTTAAAAAGGGATGTATGAGGTCCATTACTTCTGGGTAGTGGTCGTACTTCTTGCTATTTACTTCTGCGGAGGAAGATACGGCTATATATCTATTAAAGGGAATGGGGAGATAGGAGATGGGCGCAATCGGCGGTGAGATCTGGGCGCCGCAGGCTAGGGCATACTGTTCTACTACATGCATAGTTCGTAGGCGATCTTATCTTTGGTGTTATGTGGGTAATTTAAAATTTTCTGAGAGCCAATGGCGGGAAGAAAGGCTATTTCGAAGTATCCCTTCCTGTCTCCTGCTCCTTCAAGGTATAATAAATTATCCATTTGAGGGGTATATTGAATAACTTTATGAATATAGGGGTTTTCGTCTAATAGCTCAAAAAATTCAGGTTGCGTAGCAAAATATAGATTATAATCGGGGTAAAGTTTTTTTAGCGACTTTAGAATGGCTGTAGATAAGACGACATCTGTTTCGTTTTTCTCCATTACAACAAGAATTCTTCTTCCCTCGTCATCTTTATCTAAAAGATCTTTGAAGGCGGTAGTGTTTTGTATTTTTGCATTATGTTGGGCCGCTACTTGACGGAAATAGGCAAGAACTTGTTCCCGAGGCATGCCAGCCTTGAGTTTCTCCATCCAGTGCTTGTGGCCATCGTCAGTTTCGCCTACATCGGGACGGTCTAAAATATTAGTGTAGAGATCTGTGATCCACTTGGAGTTATCCGAGATATCAGCGGGCATGTATTCGGGATGTTGTAGGGATTCTGTAAAATCGAAGTCCCAGTCGCAAAAGGGCATCGAGTCCAATAATTCCTCTACCTCATTACCGATAATTTCTATAGAATAATTGTCTAATACATACTGTCTTGATTTTTTTTCCTGTTCTCTTTTTCTATCTGGCTTGAGTTTATGTACTTTTGCGAGTTGCTTTGCAATGCTGTTGGCCGAAGTGCTAGCCTTGATGAATTGGGTGCCTGGCTCGCGGTATTCGGCCCATTCAAGCGGGAGCCCACCGCTCTCTGGGGAGACACTATCTTCTCCGCAGGAATAGTTGGTAGCGAGGGTTATAAGCTCTGTGAGTTTGGCTTCCTGAATGGGGATTTCTTGCCCACCGCTCGTAAAGGGGTGGCAGTATACATCCATTAGGTTGTAAATTTCATTTAATTGGCTTTCGCTTACGCCATGTGCAACATTTGTGGTCTCCTGCGTTCCTTTTGCTCCGCAAAAGCGACAGTTTTGTCCTTGTCCCGAAAATGGTTTAATTTCGTACTGTTTACAATTTTTGCAAAAATAGGTAGTGAGTACAGTGGAGGGATCTATCTCTTTTTCTTGAAGTAGGCGTGGAATGTCCCATCCCTCGCTCCAGTGAGTGTGAAGAAGCAGTTTTGATTTTGCCGTTGGATTTCTTTGGGTGAAGGCCTTGAACCCATCTAGTAGATTTGGGACGCTCTTGCGTAGTTGATTCCGAAAGACAAAGCCTATTAAAAAAAGTGACGGGTCTATTTGATGCCTTTGGCGTAAAGAGAAGCGGTGTTGGTCTTCTAGGCGGAAAAAATGCGAGGTCTCCAGGCTCCCTCTTAGGGTTTGGACGTGGGGATGTCCAAGCTTATGTAGAGCCTTCATTGCAAAGGGGGCCCACACGTAGTAGTTTTTTATTTTGGGAGCATTGGTTACTGCGTCTGGTAGAACGGGTAGGCTATCTAGTGTTGTCCAGATCATGCAGTTAAGTTTATTCCACCATTTTTTATCCCAGTACCCATTAAATCCCCAAATGTCCTCGATACCTATATAGACATCTGGCTTTTCTGTTTTTATTGCCTCATCTATCATCTCGCTACCGTATCCTGCGGAACGCGCCAGGTTGGGGTCTCTATTTAGTTGAGCTAAATGTGCGGGATCATCGGGTAGAGACCCAATGGTTTTCCATGGACTGTTCTCGAACTCTTTATCGGACCAGCTTTTGCCGTTAGCTAGGTGAACTATGTCGTATTTTCCAGTTTTGTATAGGTATTGCAATAAATTTTTAGTATGCTTGCCAAACCCAGTAAATGCCCTGTAGTAATTACTGTGAATTAAAACTTTTTTTTTCTTCATTAAAAGGGGACTTTAACGTCGTCGCTTTCGTCGCTTGATTTAAGGTCTTCTCTTACTGCCTCAATTTGTTTGTTGAGCCTAACATTGAATAAATTATGCAAGGAGAATTTCATCAACTGAGAGATCACTTCCGCCTCTCCAGGCTCCACACCAATACCAAAATGCTGGTTGCCGTTACGGGTTAAGGAAAGAGAAAATGCAGGGACGGTGGACCACTGATCTTCCCACTCACCAGTCTTCTCGTTTTTGACTGACTTTTTTGCCTTTTTGTCCCACGGGGCTAATTTAATGACGGTCTTGTCATCATTGAAGGTGTGGAATGTATTGTATTCGGTTCGGGTTTTAAAGGCATGTATAAAGCTTCCTAATTCGTATTCATTAAACTTAACGATAATATTTTTATCGGACTGCCCTACGTTTCCCTGGAAGTAGCCCCTCTTTTTTTGAGCGTCCCACGTGTGTTGTTTGATTGCCTTAATATAAAAGGCGGGCTCGCGTGTTTTAGCGTCGAGTCCAGCCTGAAAACTAAAGCCGCATCCAGTGTTCTTGCTGTTTGGCTTATATAGTGATAAACTCATACGCGATATTAAAAAGAAACTCTTAATTTTCTATTCAAAGTGTATATAATAGAAGGATGAACTTAATTCAATTCAAACAGGTTCAAGGGCTGGATGCTAGGCTTTCAGCAAACGACGCTTCTCTGACTCAGCTTAGTGGGGAGTTGGGTAGTAGTATTTGGGCAATTAATACAGGGAACACTACATTTTCGGGAATAAAGTATTTTAATGATTCCGTACGCTTTAATGATGCTGTAACAGGCCTCAGTAGTGGAAACTTTATTGGGGGGTTGTGGGTCAACACGAATAAGGTATTGACCCAGGCTGATACAGGTACCTTGTTTGTTACTACGGTAAGTGATCAGAATATTACGGGGGTAAAAACTTTCCAATCTCATGGGGGACAGCAGAATACCATCTTCAAGGCGGGAAACGTCAGTATTCTTCCGTGGGGAAGCGCTGGAGAAATCAGTCCCCAGCTGGGAGTGTCGGGAAAATTGTTTATAACGGGAAGTGACGGAAGCCCTTTACAGATTACGTCAAACTCGCCATGGACCACCGCCAGTTCTGAAATTTATTATAACCCTACCACCCCTCGAGTGGGTATAGGCACCTCCTCCCCTTTGTATCCGCTAGAGGTTAGAGGGACAGGAAGCTTTGGATACCTTAATATTACTGGAAGTTCTCAGACTAAATTTACAAGTTCGGTCGGAATTGGCGCGGGGGCGTCAGATTTTTCTAACTACAACCTATCCTCTTGGACGAGTTCCGCAGGAGTAACCACTACAGGCGCCGAGTTTGTTAATTCGGCGGCAACCTCATCCTCTGCTTCAGCTATTAGTTTACTTGCTGATGCTAGCGCGGGCGCAGGGAATTTCGGGAGGGTTCAACTAGAAGCAAAGAGAGAAGACGGCGTGGGCACAACCAGCTTTATTGTAAAAACAAAAACGGGGATTGTTGCAGCTTCGGGATTTGAGCCACGTTTTCAAATTTCAGGAGCTAGGATCCTGGCTGATTATAATGCAATGGCCACGGGTGATCCTCAGCATAAGGGGGAAATTTGGATTAGTGGGGAAGGATTCTTAATGATTAGTTCTGGCGCTGCCTAGTATTCTACCCGTACATTTTTACTTTCGTATACCTTGGGTTTGGATTTTGGATGGGCTTTGCCCGTTCGCTCTTTGTAATCTTTAAAGGTTTTTTCTTTAACGGGATCTACGCCACCATTCTTTGCCGCTCTCTTCGCGCTTAATTCTTTACTTAAGTCCATCATTTCTCCCATTGTTCCCTTTTTTGAGCCAGTTGTTCTTACGAAATCTTTTTGGCTAAACGGGTCAACCTCCGTGTCCATGTTCATGTTTGGGGAGAAGAAGATGCGGTTCCATTGAGTACCTTCTTCGTCGGTATACTCATGGTCGTCGTTCATACCCTGTACTAATTCTATTTCTTCTCCCGTTTCGGGGTGACTGTATACGTAAATTGGCATTATTCTATAATTTTCTTTTTTGTTTTAGGGATTTTCTTCTCATGCTCTTTTATTATTTCATTATTTACTTCAATATATTCGTCTGCATTTTTTAAGCCCTTAGCGTGGGCCATTTCGTCGGTGATGTGGACGAGTTTTTTGCTTTTATCTCCTTGAAGGATGTCGCTCTCACGAAGAGATTTGTGTTGGTTTGATTTTAATTGAACGTAGTTAAAAAGTCTTTTCCACTTCATGCCCCTTTTATCGGTGAAGACCTTGGCGTCATTCATTCCGAGGGAGACTTCTTTAATTTCTTTTGTTTCGGGGTTTTGGAACTGGTAGATTGGCACGGCGATAAAGGTCCAGGTTAATTTCAATTGTTTGAATTACCATAAGTACCGAATCGAAAAACCAGCAGGTGGCTGCGGAAACAAACGGTAGTAGGCAGTAAAGGGGGTTCCACTCAATGAAGTACATAAGGGTGGAGATGATGGCCCCACACCAAAAACCCAGGCAAAGACTACAGCCAAAAAGGTCCTCAAGGAATTCACTACGAGAAGTTAGGAAATTGCGAGGCCAACTCAAGATGGACCCGTACTTAAGGATGCACATTAAGCCTATGCAGGCCAATAGTACATAAAACATTAGGAAGATACTTTAAGTTCCTTGAGGGCGGCGGGAAGTTGAGAGGCCTCTTCAACGGTAAGCGTAACCTTGCCGCCGAAATCGTCGGTAATTTCGATAGTTTGGGGCTTTGTTTTTTTTACGGCTGGACAGCCTTTCCCACCACAACAAAGGAGAACTTCTTGATTTGCTTTTGTGATTTTCATGTTATATAATATATTTTGTTATGGGATTTCAAGTGTTATTACACCTTTTATTTAACTATATGCCTTAAAAGATGACTGTCTGCAAAATCCCTACCCTTCTTATTAAAATTCTGATGGTATTTTGCGGCAGTTCGGGCATAAGCCGCCACCGAAGCCTCCGCATATCTGGCTTTGAGGGTGTTTAGTTCATCGATGAATTGCTCATCGTGCCAGTGGCTTCGCTCTTCTTGAATAATTTTTCGCACGAATAACATGTCATCTACATTGCGCTGTAGTCGCGCCTCTTTTGCTAAATTAAAGCGTTGTTTTATAGCTTCTTGTGAGGAATTGGGGGGACTAAGCGCGTCTGCTAGTAATTTTTCGCGCTCAATTAATTTAATTTCCCTCTCCTGTATCTCACTGATGAAGTCCTCTAGGCTGGCCCATTGGCCTCGACATTTGGGGCATTTTTCAGGGGGGCGTCCAAAAAAATCAGATTCACTCTCCGTTGCCTCTAGGTTTTTTAGTTCTTGTATTCGTGATTCAATGAGGTCGAGGGATTGGGAGGAGGTCATAGATTGACACCCTGATAGAATAACTCCAAAGAGAAGGGTCACATACTTTTTCATTTTTTAATTATTTTAGGTTGGGGAAAGGGCGGCTTCCACGTTTTTTGTAGGGTTTTTATTTTTAAAAGCGTTGGGGTTATAGGGTCATGATTCCATCTAATAATCTCAAGGTCTCCAGTGTGGATATTTTTAATAGCCTTCCACTTGGGGGCGATTAAACGTGGGCGTCTCATCGGTTAAAGATGTGAAAGGAGAGAGTCTACCGTACGTGAGTAGGTGAAATTTTGCTGAAGCTTTTCTCCTTCGGTATTGGGGGTCTTAGCCTTCTTTACTGCCTCGTTCATTTTTACCAACATCTCTTCTTCGTCGAATGTATAGATTTGGCCCTGGTTAAACGGCTGACCCTTTTTGAAGAAAATTCCGTCCTCAGCCTCTTCCTTTCCGTTTGGCTCAAGCAAAATAGAGTTGGTTTCCGTTGCCCAATCCTTATGGGATGTGGCATTTAGTACGATACTCCACTTTCCGAGGGCCGTAGCATTGAAGGCGGGGAGATTCCATCCTTCACCACCGCTTAATCCGCTGAGGTCTATATCTATTGCATTGAGAAAATCATTTACTTCTGAGTTTGTTTTAAGATAAGGTAGGAAATTGATATTTCCATAACGCTGGCCTTCTAGAATTTGGCCAATCGCCTGATTCATTTGATCTGGCTGAAAGAAGGGGTTTGTTATGCAACAGGACAATTGGTAGTCGTAGTTATTGCCGTATTTTTGGGCCCACGCTTTAATTATTTTTCCAGTATGTTTTCTTTTTTCTAGCTTTCCCATGATGCCAAAATGGATTTTTCCCTTAAGGTACTCTTTTTCTGTTTTATGAAAGTCGGGGTCAAACCCCATAGGGATTGCTTCGCAGTTACTTATTCCAAGGCGCTGGAAAAGATTCTTAGCATGGAGGCTACTGAAGAGGGTTTTGTTTTGTAATTTAGCTAAATTGATCTCCTGAGGGGTTGGAGAATCGAGCTCATAGAAAGTTAAGAGAGTGCTCTCTCTGGTCACCCGATGCTCAGATCCATTAAGGTGCCATAATTGTAGGGTGGGAGTATCGGGGGCGACGGAGAGGAGTCTGTTGTTGATGGTTTGCTCAATCCAGTTTTTAAAGTCTGGGTCAATCTTATCATACGCCTCTAGACTAATTTGGTCTCCAATGGGAAAAAAAGATACCGCTACGTTTCTATTGTAGAGCTCTTTTAGAATGTTGTAGGAAACATTCCCGAAACTCAGGCTATTGAGGGGAGCTTTAAAAACTAATTTATCCATAATATCAGAAGGGTACGTCTTCTAGATCCTCGTCACCTTCGGTTAAGTCTTCCCCTGATGTATTGGGGGGAGGAGCTTGACATGGGCCTTCGGCGCTAAGCTTCCACGCCTGAAGGTTAACGTAGTACTTGCCTTTATACTCATTTCCTTTAAGATTGTACTCTACGCTAATTGTCTCTCCTACTGTGTGGGCATCTAGGTCTGCGCAGGCATCCTGATAGAGTTCGAATTTAATGTCTTGGGGGTACTTTTCCTCTGTCGTAAGAACGAATTCCCTTTTCGTGAAGGATCCGAAAGTTTGTGCATCGTTGATGACTTTGATATTTCCTTTTACTGTGCTCATTTTTCTTGTTGTAGTTTAGTTTTTATTTTTTCCAAAGTGTTATTGTGGATATTAATACAGCCCTGAACGCTCATATTTAAGTGCTCACCAATTCTCTTCCACGGCATTACCCTGTTTTTATTGCCGACTACATACCTCATCTCGAAGATGGTGCCGACGCGAGTGTCGGGGTGCGATTTTGTGATTTCAATAACTTTATTGAAGAGTTCTCTCTTGATTTCGTCTTGGTAGGGCTTTTGCTCATCATGTAAAGATGATAAAAAATTCTCGTCAAATTCTACTTGGGAATACTTTTTGTTTTTATTATATAAGTTAAGACACATCCATTTTGTCTCATTACCAAGGTGGGTACTGAATTTAGTTCCCTTTGTGGGGTCGTATTTCATGACCGCTCTATATATATTGTATTCTTTATCGTCGATTAAATCTGTTCGGTTTACGAACGGCATGCTGTTGGGCATGAAGTAATTGACCATCTCGATATAGATTCCGCTATGCCTATTGACGATCTCCCGCAGGCACGCGTCGGCATCAACTCCCTCTTGAACAGCCTGAATTAATTCAAAGTCTGTTTTGCTATCAATCATGAATTAAAGACAGTTTTGAGAGGGCGGCCTCTACAGGGGCCTTCGCGAGGGCTATTTCTTTGGGGCCGAAGGTTTCCCATTCGATGAGCGTATCCGATTTCTCTTTAAGGAGGGGGCAATTCTGCTCCTCTTCTTTGTTTGCTGGGGAGATACCTTCCCTGGTAACGTAAATGCACGCACCACTTAGTTCCTTTTGGATCCAATCGATTTCGTTTTCATATCGGACGTCAGTTATTATTACATTGCGCCCTGCACTAGTAAAGAAGTCTACGGTGGGTTTCATCTTCTCAACCCAATGGTTTTCATTTTGTTTGCGCATGACGTGCGTGCCGTAGGCCACTAGGAGTGGGCGAATCATCTCTTTCTGTCTGTCATCCTTTGTGAATGCCGAGAAGCCAAACTTTTCTCTACAAAATTTCTCTAGATCGTTTTTAAGGAGATCGGCAAATCCACACTGTTTGGAGATTTCCTCATTGCGCTCGTATAATAATTCTTGTGTAAAATGGCCAACTGTATCTTTACCACTTCGAGCGGCACCAGCCACACCTATCACTTTTCCGCGTGTTATTTCTTCTGAACTCATGATATTGCTTTTATTTCGTCGATTATATATTGTAATTTTTTGGACTCCGAGTGGTAGCCTGCGTTGGCTAGGATCTTGGGAGCATATAAGATTTCAATAGATTCTGAGGCGTCTATTGATTCCGTGCACTTACTTATATTTAGTGCTAGAATGACCGTTGAAATGTTTGTAGATGTAGGATTCTCGCCCAGATGCCTTTCCACCGCAATGGTTGCGGCTTCAGTTGCATCATTACCTTCTGCAACAACCTCCCAGTCTGCAGAGGAAATGAAGAAGAGATCTTTTGAATCTGAATCTACTTTTCTGGTAAACATGAGCTAATTATAACATTATACAGAGCACAAGTCAAGAAAAAATACTACTAAATAAACAAATACCTTGTATTTGTTTGAATTATATATAATATAACATTAACCCAACGAGTAAAAATTTACTAAAACTTAACTCAATTAATGTCAAAACCCATTTACCTTGACTTTATTTCATTTTTAGGCTATCATAGAAAAATGGATCCAAAATTAACATTCTTGATGACGCTCGATGTACTGGACGACGATATAGCAACGGGCCGCCTAATCGAGTCAGACCATCGCTTAATGAGGCACCTCATTAAGGTATGTGGCCAAAAACGCTTTACCTTTACCCCTGAGAGGATTCTGGCAAAAACCCTTAAGGTGAATGGCAAACCCATATCTCACAGCAAGGTGACCAAGGGTATCTCTAGACTAAGAAGGGCGGGACATATCTCCACTCGGAAAACCAATGGCAACAATCGAATAGAGCTAAAAACATATATAGAAAATAAATGCCGCTACTCTATCAGGGGAAAGGAAATTCAAGTTAGATGAACCTGAGCTTTATAATCGTAACAAACGGAGGCAAGCCTCAAGAATTAAACTTGCAACTAGCAAGCATCCACTCTCAGCAAATTCCCAACTATGAGATTATTATCGTTGGAGACTGGAGAGAAGGAGAGGGTTACTCTTATATTCCCGCCAAAGAACTCACAACGAAGAAACTCTTGGGGGCTCTGAGAAATCTAGCGTGTGACCACGCAACGCACGAGAATTTAGTTATATCAGATGATGATATGCTATTTTCAGAGGGATGGTATAAAACTCTCCTACAGACCCCTACCTTCGAAATCCTTACTAGTAAAGTACGCCTCCCTGATGGAGGAAGATACTGGGACCACGTCTGCTATCAGAGCCCTACCAAAGGACACACTATACTAGAGGGGCATGAAACAGACTCCCACCTCTATATGTCGGGAGGCCAATCATGGATAATGAAAAAGTCAGTTTTCCAGAAGGTTCGCTGGGGGGAAGAGTTCAACATGGCGGGAGGGTCAAATTCGATGAGTAACCTCAAAGACTATATAAATGGAAAACACAATGAAGATACCGATTTTGCGCAAAAATGCAGAGAGGAAGGGTTTACCATAAGTCATAATCATGATTTAGTTGTCTGGCATAACGATGACACCTATACGACAGTGGGAAAAATGTGTAGGCGTCGACAAAATAGCCGTAAAGGAAATTGGGTCCTGAGCTGGGACCTTAATTTTCCCCCTCACGTCCTAACCCAAATCGCTTCGTCGCTTTTTAATTCTGGCCTACACGCCGAAGCCTTCGACCTCAGTAGGCATGCGCTATCCCTCAACTTCCAAAACCCCGAACTAAAGGAGTGGATTTATCAAGTAGAAACCCTAAATGGGGGAACCCTAACAGATGTCACATATAATCCTAAAGGCGTCCCCGACTACCATAAACTCATCAGTTCACTAAAATGATTGTGTCTAAATGTCCATTGCGAATTTCCCTAGTGGGAGGCGCCACCGATCTTCAAGAATTTATAGATAAATATGGAGAGGGTAGGGTAATCAATTTTGCAGCAGACATTTACACTTACGCCACCATCAACGAGGATCTCTTTGGATTAAGCTCGGTAGACAACAAGTATATCATCAATTACTCCACCAGAGAAGAGTGCGACACCATACAAGAAATAAAAAATGACATAGTAAGAGAGTGCTTCTCCCACTTTAATATTAATCCCAATACCAGTTCTCTTACGGCTGATATCTTTTCTAGCGGCTCAGGGCTCGCCTCCTCCTCGTCTTACCTCATCGCCTTTATTAAGGCCTGTATTCACAAAAACAGAACAACTCTGGCAAACGAAAAAATTTGCCAATTAGCCCTTATGCTCGAAAGGAAATTTAATCCACTTACAGGATACCAGGATCCTTATGGCTGTGGAATAAAAGGGTTAAAAAAAATTACTATCAAAAAACCCTCTACGGTTTCCATAACTCAGCTCAATCCAGCCACCCTCAACGAGGCTAATATGTTTCTCTGTCATACGGGCGTGTATCGCTCCTCTACTAAACTCTTGAAAAAGGTAGATATCGAAAAATGCAGGAGGCTATTGTCTCTTGTCGATGAGGCCGAAAAAGCCCTACAAGAGAACAACCTAAGCGCTCTTATTGAAATTATCAACGAGGGATGGGTAAAAAAAGTAGAATCGTGCCCTGAAATAATAAAACACCCTCGGGTACAAGAATTAAACGCCACCCTCTCCGAGTCCCCAAATATCTTAGGGCATAGACTATGTGGGGCGGGCAACGGAGGATTCTTTTTAATTTTTACAAAACCCTCTTGGATCCCAAGCCAAAATAACCTAGAAAATCACTGCGTAAAAATTAATATCTCCCACAAAGGCGCCCACGTAAAAAAACTATGAATTTATTCGAGCTATCCACCGAGGTTCAGAAAATAAACTGTATGTATAGCGATAGACTTAACAGGCTGCTACAGGGATATAAAGATGTTATCCTCTTAGGGAACGGCGGAAGTAATGCTACCTGCCTTCACATTGCGGAGGATTACTCAAAAGTCCTAAAGAAACGAGCTCTCGCCTTTGGGGATGGGCCCCGCCTAACGTGCTACTTCAATGATTACGGAGAGCAGGCCTACGTGGAGTTTATTAAAGACTTCTCCACCAGCCAAACCCTTCATATTCTCATCTCCTCATCAGGAGAATCCCTCAACATAGTAAACTGTGCGTCGCACTGTAAAAACAACAACCTGGATATGTTAATCCTAACAGGCTTTAAACAAAATAACCTCTTAAGGAAGTTTGCCCCTCTTGCAAAAATGGAATACTGGGTAGACTCAGAAGACTATGGGGTGGTTGAAATCGCACACGAAACCTTTTTACATTCAGTACTATGATTTATTGTTTTGATATAGATGGAACCATTTGCAGTACGAATGCTGAGCACGATTACACAATAGCGGAACCCTTTCCCGATGTCGTGGATGAAATCAATAAGCTCCACGCAGAGGGACACACTATCCGTTTAGCTACCGCTCGGGGATATAGCTCGGGGATAGACTGGAGAGAATTTACCCATGAACAAATGGAGAAATGGGGAATCAAATACCACCAGTTATGCGTTGGCAAAAAACTAGGGGCCGACATCTACATCGACGACAAGGCAATGCATATAGATGACTTCAGAAGAAAGCTAAATAAAAAAATAGGTATCCTAGCAGGCTCCTTTGATCTTATACATGCGGGATACATCTACATGTTTCAAGATGCCAAACGGGTTTGCGACCACTTAATCGTCGCGCTGCAAGAAGACTCGAGTGTGGAGAGGCCATACAAGACCAGTCCCGTCCAAAGCTTGGAGGATAGAAAACTTATTCTCGAATCAATCAAATACATTGATGAAATTCAAACCTATGATCGCGAACAAGATCTTTATGATTTATTAAAGAACTCAGGTGCACACCTCCGCATCCTGGGATCCGACTATCGCGGCCAAAAATTCACGGGGGAAAATTTAGGGATGGAGGTATACTTCCACGGAAGAAACCACGATAGATCCACAACCGCACTCAAGGAAAAAATAAAGAAATCACTATGACCATACCCTATAAAAATTTTGGATTCAAAAAAGAGGGAGACCTCCATGAGTTCTTAGAGGGGCTGAGCCCAGATATCTTTGTGGAAACAGGGACCGATAAGGCTAGGACCATTATCTTCCTTCTTTCCCTTCATACCCACTTTAAAAAAATCCACTCTATAGAGTTACAGGAAGACCGCCAAGCATACAACTCACAGTATCTACCGAGCCAGATTACCGCTGCTAAAGAACAGGCCCCCGAATGGGAAGAGCCTGATATCGACTTACACATCGGACCATCCCAGGAAGTTTTGCCTGAAATTCTTCAAAATATCACTACTCCCACAGTATTTTTTCTTGACGCGCATCACAGTGGGGAAGGAAGTGGTGGGGAGGAGTATAGCCTCGAGGAAATCATCGAAAACGAACTACACACCATTCTCACACATACCGTTCCTAATCATCCCATAATAGTCGATGACGTAAATCAGGATTTCGCGGAAACACGACTCTTAAAAATTTTTAAACAGCATAACGCCCTATCATCCTATCATCTTCATTTAACTGAGGAAGCAACCGAGGAGGGTCGCGCCTCGTGGCCGTGGGGAGATGAATTATTCAGTAATTTAACCAGAAAAGATAAATTATTAATCTGCATCCCTAAAAAGTCCCAATGAAAATAAAATCACTAGTAACAGGAGGCCTCGGTTTCATTGGAAGCAACGTAGTTGACCTCCTAGTCGAAGAAGGTCATGAGGTTTCAGTAATAGACGACCTCTCTACTGGATCCAAGGAGAACGCGAATCGAGACGCAACATATTATATAGAGGACATCCGTAACTTTAAGCGCGTCGAGCATATCTTCAAGGGAGTAGACTATGTTTTCCATTTAGCCGCACTACCGCGAGTAGAACCCTCCATCCAGAACCCCCTCCCTTCAGATGAAATCAACACGAAGGGGTCACTCAATGTATTCTTTGCGGCAAAAGAGGCGAAAGTTAAGAAAGTAATTTTCAGCTCCTCCTCCTCTATCTACGGAGATGTCCCCCCAAGAAAGATATCAGAAAGAGCGACTCCCCACCCCCTGAGTCCATATGGGTTACAAAAATTGTTTGGCGAGCAATATCTAGACCTATTTCATACACTATATGGACTAAATAGCGTATCATTGAGATACTTTAATGTTTATGGCGAGCGTCAACCTCTACAGGGGGCATATGTTCCCGTGGTGGGGATTTGGTTTCGCCAGTTGGTAGCTGGAGAATTACCTACTCTCACGGGAGACGGAAACAACAGCAGAGATTTTATAAACGTAAGAGATGTGGCGCGAGCCAACCTCCAGGCCGCTACAGTTTCCACGAGTGGACACAGCTTTTTCAACATTGGGTCGGGGACCAATAACTCTCTCAATGACCTCTGCGATCTCGTTTCCAAAAAACGAAAATATATAGAGCCCCGCATTGAGCCTAAATTTACCTTGGCAGATATCTCCAAAGCAAAAAAGATCCTAAAGTGGAGTCCACAGATAGATATTCTAGATTGGATAAAAGAAAACAAACCCACATGAATGCGGTAGTCATAGTCACCCACAGTACCTCTTTCTTTATTGAACACCAACTGAATCGCATACAAAATCTCTGTGTCGATCCTGTAGAAATTCTAATTATAGATAACACTCCTCCAGAGAAATCAAGCATTAGTAACGAAATCCTTCATACTACCCAGGAGTACCAAGCCACCTTTGCCAAAACAAACTATCAACATGCTTGCGGAAGCTTTAGCCACGCTCCAGCCCTGAACGAGGGTTTTAGGGAGATAAAGAAAAGAGGATTCAATAGACTCCTCATACTAGACCACGACGTTATTCCCTTTAAAAAATTTCACATAGAAAGTAATTATGCACTAGAAGGACTACTACAACACAGAGGAAAAATCTCCTACATGTGCCCTGCATATATAAATATAGATTTAAACAAAATACCCCAGATGGATTTTCTCCCCACCCATATCAAGGGAGAGTCGACGGACACGGGGGGACAATTACACCACCATATAGAGCGCCTAGGGCAAAGGGAAGTAAGGGGAATAAAGCAAGAACACCGACATCAAGGAACCGATAGATTCCACGAGATATTAGATACTAAAATGTTTCACTTTATAAGGGGGTCAAACTGGGGGATCCCCGAATCCCCTGCGCTTACAGAGGAACAGAATAAATTAAAATTGCAAAAACTTTCCCAAGAGTTTAATATCCTATCGAGAGACTATAAACTAGCATGATCGATCAGCTTCAAGACGTTACATTCATAATCCCGATTAAGATAGAAAGCGCGGACCGTCTAGATAATCTAGAAATAAGCTTCGGATACCTCTCCAATAATTTTGACTGCAAATTCATTATACATGAAATGGGACAGCTTAGTAAAGAAACCGCCACCTCACCGCTAGAAGAAGTTCCCCTTGTCCCCGATTCTATACAAAATCACCCGCGCGTCAATTATTACTTTGAAAGCGGCTACGTAAAAGAAGGTAGTGAGGAATACATGAACTACCAAGAACAATGGCGGCAGTTCAATAAAGCCTCCGAGTTGGAGAAATTAAATCTTTCGACAAAACCATTTCACCGCACGCGAATGCTCAATGAAATGCTAGCCAAGGTAGAGACGCCTATTACAGTAAATTACGACGCGGACATCCTCCTTCCACTACAGTCATACATAACGGCCGCCGCCAAATTACGAGAAGAAAACCTAGACATGGTCTACCCCTTTGAGCTGGGCTTTTCACAGAAGAAAATAACCCAAGATATAAGAAAACTCCTTAAAAAGAAATTAGAAACAGGGGCCGATATCACCACACTAATAGACATAGTAACCAACGATGAATCTTTCGCAGGGCATTGTCAGTTCATCAATACCAACGCATACCGCGCCTTCGGAATGGAAAACGAAAACTTCATCTCGTGGGGCCCCGAAGACAAGGAACGCTACTTCAGATTTAAGGCTCTTGGGGCAAAAGTGGCCCACCTAGACCAGGGGGCGGTATATCACCTAGAGCATGAAAGACTGGCGGATTCAGCCATAGAGAACATAGAATATATCAACAACACAATACTCTATCTTAATTTTATGAAAATGAGGCAGGACCACATAAGAACCTACTACGCTCAACAGCCCTATCTGCACAAATATAATAAATAATATGGCAGTACTAACAAATCTCAACATAGGAAGGAACGGACGCCTGGGAAATCAGCTTTTTCAAGCGGCTGCCGCCATAGGACTATCCCACTCCTTGAATACCGACGTTCTTTTTCCTCGCGTGTGGACCGCACCTTCAAGACTATTTCACAACGGAGAGAACTGGAGAACCTTGAATGATGAAATAATTTCCGCCTTATGGAAGGGTATAAACCCCGAAACGGGAGAAACCTATTTACCTAACAATCAAAAACTACTAAACTTAGCGGAGTCCAAAGGGGGTCATCTGCCCAATATTTATCCACAGCACCTGGATCGAGATACCTTAATAGACCCGACTCAACTAATAAATCTTGACGGCTACTTTCAAAGTGAAAAATATTTCCAGCGGTCAACAGCCGTAATCCGCAAGTTGTTTCAACCAAAAAAAACCATCACAGATTACATAGACAGCAAATACAGACTGGACCAAGCCCAACGCTACGCCTCCTTGCACGTGAGAAGAGGGGATTACGTCAAGTTAGAAGAATCACACCCTGATAATCCCCACCCCACACAATCCCTAGACTACTACCAAAGTGCATTGGATCGCCTCAAGCCCGATCATGTTTTAGTTTTTTCAGACGATCTAGACTGGTGTAAAAATAATCTCGTTCTAGACAACGCCACTTTCATTTCAGAAAGGGGGCACACCGAAGAAGAGAAGGACCAAACCCATCCAGACTTCGAGAAAAGGGCGCACCTTAACCTAGAAAGCGATTTCACGGAAATGATCTTAATGTCTCGGTGTCAAGATCACGTGATTTCTAATTCGTCGTTTAGCTGGTGGGGAGCATGGCTAAACCCCAATAAAAATAAAAGAGTAATTGCCCCCAAGCTTTGGTTTAGCGAAGGTTACGCGCAGAAGTCGACGCTAAATCCCCAAAACTATCTAAATGATTTAATTCCTGAAGGGTGGGAAATTGCATGAATAAGGTAGGACTCTTAATTATTGCATCAAATAAATATATTAGGTTTGCTCAAGACCTAATCAGCAGCGCCGACGAGCATTTCCTCCAAGACCAAGATGTCACTTACTTCCTCTTTACCGATAGAGAAGATGAAATCCAAAGCGAGAGAAAGGTAGTCAAACTCAAAGTAGAACACAAAGAATGGCCCTGGATGACGCTGGGAAGATATAGGATTTTCACCACTTACCAAGAGGAGCTATCCAAAATGGATTACCTTTACTATAGTGATGCAGACATGCTTTTTAAGGATAAAGTAGGGGATGAAATTCTCTCCACTTTAGTGGGTACGGCTCATCCAGGTTGTTATTTATATAAACCTAGAGGAGACCCCGAAACGCGACCCGAATCCTTGGCCTGCATTCATGAGAATGAAGATTTTCCCTACTCGTACTACATGGCGGGAGGATTTAATGGAGGTACAGCGAGTGAGTATTTAAAAATGGCCCGCGTTCTCGCAGACAACATTGACACGGATTTTAAAAACGACATTATCGCTCTATGGCATGATGAGAGCCATATGAATCGCTATTTTATCGATAATCCCCCCACCCTAGCCCTCGATCCAGGATACTGCTTTGGAGAGGGACACCCCCTCCCCTTCAAATGCCGACTGTTAGCATTAAACAAAGACCATCATGAAATTAGATCTTAGAGACATACCTGTCCATTACATTAATATGGCGACAGCCTCGGACAAGCGCAAAAATATGGAGGAAATGCTGGCGCGACTCAATTTCACCAACTACTCACGCTTCGAAGGGATAAAAGGAACGAATATGACTGCCCACGATTCCGCGGCGGCAGAAGGGTGTGCAGCATCGCACCTCCACCTAATGGAAAACAATACTCCCCCCTTCATTATTTTAGAAGACGACGCTACGGAAAAAAACTTTCGACCAATTATCGAATTCCCCGACGACGCAGATGCGGTCTACCTAGGAAACTCCTCGTGGGGCAGACTAGATGGAAGATCGGGACCCTTCGTTCACCTACAAAAAATCAACGAAAATTTATTAAGGATATTTAATATGCTCAGCACCCACGCAATGCTCTTCATTAGCCAAGACTATGTAGACATGTGCGCCCGAGTAGCCGAACACTGGATGAAAATAGCAAATCACCTCGATATAGGTTATGCAGAAATCCATCGCTATTTTAACATTTATGCTTTCGACAAGCCCCCCTTCTACCAATCTAGTTCCCTAGGAACCGACGAACCCCTTTCTTCTTATCCCCATGTAGAAGTAAATAAAGAGCCCACTTTAACCACTGCCTACGGCATAAATAAAGACCAGGGTCACTACCTGATTCAGAGCATCTACCAACCAACCCCCCAACCCCCCACTCCAGACTCTAGTTGGAGACTATAAGATGAACCCTCTTATATCTATAGCGATCCCTACTTATGAATTCAACGGAATGGGTAGCGAGTTTCTGGAATTTAGCCTTAAAAAAATAGAAGCACAGTCTTTCACGGATTACAATGTAATTGTTTCGGACAACAGTAAAGACACATCCATCCAGAACCTTTGTTCCAAATGGGAAAAAAAGATAGACTTACGGTACTCCGCTTTTACAGCCAGCTACGGCTCCATTGGGCCCAACCTCAACAACGTGCTAGAGTTATCCAATGGAAAATTCACGAAAATCCTGTTGCAGGATGATTTCTTTTATAGCCCCCAAAGCTTAGAGCTCTTAGCTCCCCATCTTACTAGTGATAAATCCTGGATAATTAACGCCTGCACCCATACTGAAAATGGAGGAAAATCATTCATCAGGCCATATTCACCCAAGTACGATCACCAAGGAATGAAAGCGGGAAAAAACACCCTGAGTTGTCCCTCCTCCTTAACATTAAATAATAAACACGGGCCATACCTCTTTAATCCCACCCTAAAATTTTACTTAGATTGCGAATTTTATTGCCGAATGTTTCACGCCTTTGGAGCCCCAGCCATAATACCCGATATCCTTACGGTCAACCGAATCCACAGCGCGTCGCAGACTAAGGAGTTACTAACCTCACCTACACCCGAGTGGCATTACCTTTACGAATGGCAAACGCTCCAACACCTAACAAGAGACCTCTAAAAGGAGACCTATGTCAGAACAGCTAAGTAAAATTATTTCTCAACTCACCTCGGAGATAACACCCCCCTACCTTCACAATAAAAAGGAATTTACTCCAGGACGGTCTCCCATTTACTACTCAGGTCCCTACTGGGACGAAAGTGAGGTTGAGACCATCTTAAATTCGGTGCTCGCAGGTAAGTGGCTATCTTCTGGGGAGGCTGTTCATAGATTTGAGATTCAATTCTCCAAAAAATTTAAGCAAGCGCAGTCCGTAATGGTAAACTCTGGCAGTTCCGCCAATCTAGTTATGGTGGGGGCGATTAAAAAAGTACTGAACTGGAGGGATGGGGACGAGATTATAGTTTCCCCAGTGGGGTTTCCTACTACCATCGCCCCGATTTACCAACACAATCTACAGCCTGTCTTTGCGGATATTGAATTTAAAACCTTAAACTTTGATCTAGAGGAGGTGGAAAAGAAAATAACACCAAAAACCAAAGCTATATTCATCTCCCCTGTCTTAGCAAACCCCCCTGACTTCAATAAGCTTTTAGATCTAAAAAACAAATACAACCTAGAATTAATTCTTGATAACTGTGATTCACTTGGATCTCAATGGGAAGGAAAATATCTAAATGAATACGTTATTGCTTCCTCATGCTCTTTTTATCCTGCACATCATATATGCACGGCAGAAGGAGGAATGGTTTCCTCTAATAACCCACACATAGTTAAAACCGCAAGAAGCTTGGCGTGGTGGGGTAGGGATTGTTATTGCGTTGGAATGGCCAATTTATCTGCGTGCGGTACATGCGGAAATAGGTTTGACAAGTGGCTAGAGGAGTACTCAGGGATAGTGGACCACAAATATATCTTCACTAATATGGGATACAACCTAAAGCCCCTGGACCTACAGGGAGCACTAGGTTGCGTTCAACTGGAAAAATTTAGCGAAATTCATAAAAAGCGCAGGGCCAACAAGCAAGCGATAGATAAGGCGCTTAAACCTCTCGCTGACGTCAATACCGTTGATGAATTGCCTGCCGCGCACACCAGTTGGTTTGGGGTTCCCATAGTTTGTAAAAATAAAAAAATAAAAGACGCACTAGTATCGCACCTCGAAAAATGTAAAATCCAAACACGAAATTACTTCGCGGGAAACATTCTCATTCACCCCGCCTATAAACATTTAGACGATTACACTAAATACCCCCACTCCAACCGCGTACTAGACAAAGTATTCTTCCTCGGGTGCTCACCCACCTTGACAAAAAAGATGATAGACTACATCATTAAACAAATACAAGAGTTCTTTACTAATCATGAAAAAAATTAAAACTCACATAGAAGACCTAGCCCTAATTGAGCCCAATGTCCTGGAGGACTCTCGAGGATATTTTTTTGAATCCTTTAATAAGCAAAAATTCCACGACCTAGGAATTACGGCCGACTTCCTTCAAGACAATCAATCCCTCTCCCAAAAAGGGGTATTAAGAGGGCTTCATTTCCAATCCCCTCCTTATTCTCAAGCTAAATTAGTTAGAGCGATCCATGGGTCAATATTAGATGTGGCGGTGGACATTAGAAAAGATTCAAAGACTTATGGAGAATACTCCAGCCATATTTTGTCGGCCCAAAATAAAAAAATGCTCTACATTCCCGATGGATTTGCTCATGGTTTTCTAACGCTGGAAAACAACACTATAGTACAATACAAGTGCTCTGCACTCTACAACAAGGAATCCGAAGGAGGAATCAGGTGGAATGACCCCACCATAAATATCCATTGGGGAACGTGCGAGGCTCCAATTATATCCCATAAAGATACCATGCATCCGTCACTAGAGGACTTCCAAAGCCCATTTTAATATGAAAGCCCTAATTCTAGGAGACGGCCTGCTAGGGTCAGAGATCATCAAGCAAACAGACTGGGACTACATTTCCAGAAAGAAAGATGGATTCAATATCCGCGATGTGGGCACACTTCCTAGTGGCTACGACACCATAGTAAACTGCATAGCGAACACTAATACCTACTCTGCAGACAAAAGCTCCCATTGGCAAACAAACTATTCCTTTGTAGATAGGTTGGTAAATTACTGCAATGAAAAACCCCTCAAGTTGGTCCACATATCGACCGACTATATTTATGCTGGATCGCCCCCAAATATAGACGAAGAAAGCGTTCCCGTGCATTGCAACAACTGGTACGCCTACACAAAACTCCTTAGTGACGGATTGGTTCAGTTGCGGTCCAACAATTTCTTACTCTGTCGATGCTCGCAAATACCTAAGCCATTTCCATACAAGGAGGCCTGGATAGACAGGGCGAGCAACATGGATTATGTAGATGTAATTTCAAATTTGATCATAAGATTAATAAAAAAAAATTCCACTGGCGTATTCAATGTAGGCACTGAAGTAAAAACAACCTATCAATTAGCAAAACAAACGAGGCCAGTCGGCAAATCTCTTAAGCCAGCCCACGTACCAGGAGATTTAAGCATGAACCTGTCTAAGCTACAAAAGGAGCTCAATGAATAAAAAAATAAACCGCCCACCCGTCCTACACAATACAACTTGCCTTGCGATAGACAACACCCATAGAATTGAAAACACCATCAAGTCCTTAATCCATTGTAAAAATGTTGCGAAATTTAGCGAAGTAAAGCTCGTCACAACAAAAGCCCTATGCTCAAAATATAAAGACGCACTCTCACACCATGAAATTGTGGCAGAAGAGCAGGTGGCACCACTTACAAATATAGACGAATACAACTTCTACATATTATATAATCTGCACAACCATATAGAAACCAACCACGTCCTCATTGTTCAAGACCACGCCTTCATTATCAATCCCCAGGCATGGAGGGAAGAATTCCTAGATTACGATTACATTGGAGCCCCGTGGCCACTATCGGAGACTACCTACATTACTCCTTTTAATGAACGCGCCCGCGTAGGAAACGGAGGTTTTTCATTAAGAAGTCAGAAGCTCCTAACGGTCCCAAATTATACCCCTATCCCCTTTCACGTAAGTGAGCGCAGAGACTTTTATCAAATGTTTGGGCAGACTAACACAAATGAGGATGGAAACATTTGTGTGCACAATAAACACTTATTCGAAAAAGCGGGGTGTAAATTTGCCCCCATAGAAGTTGCAAGATATTTTTCTTACGAAAACCCCGTGCCTGAAAATTCAGGAATATTACCCTTTGGGTTCCATAAGAAACTTCCTACAGTCAAACCATGCACCCCTGAAGTAGAAAACAACCGCTATTACCAACACAGCAAACATTAAAAATTATGAAAATAGGAGAATTACTACTAAAATATATCACCGATAAAAATCACGGCACCATTAAAAACATTTTTAATAATTTAGATGATAGAATAATCATAGATAACCCTGAATCACCGATAGGTCACACTTACGGTGATTCATATCAAGAAATTTTTAATAATTATGAAAAAAACTCTGAAATAAACTTAATGGAAATTGGGGTGCAGAGGGGTGGCAGCTTAAAGGCGTGGAGAGATTTCTTTCCAAAGGCTAATATTTATGGTGTCGATATAATTGATGTTATTCTTCCTGAATATAGAATGGATGATGTTACTTATATCTTTAAAGACATAAAAGATCCTTCAGTTACAGAACAACTTAAAGATATTAAATTCGATATAATTATAGACGATGGGAGCCATTACTTCCCTGATGTACTTGCCGTGTGGAATACATATGTACCACAATTAAATAAGGGCGGAGTTTTAGTTGTGGAAGATGCCCAGGCGCCAGAACAATGGTTGCAGCACCTTAGTTCGATCACACCGCCAGGATACTCTGTATCAGCTAGAGATTTAAGAGGTGGCGGCTTGTATTCAGGTGATAATTATTTAATAGTTGTTACTAGAGACTTATAAAAAAATGTATGTAGATCCAACATACATAAGAGATAACGTTGATTATTCATTTGGGGATCAATCTGGTCGTGGAATACTGGGTGGTTATATGAAAGATGCCAATATGGGTAATATGGAATTCTTAAATAAGGTAAAAGAAATAGAACCTGCCAAGAAATATATGACATTATTTATTGATAATATACGATTATATGAGAGGGGTGGTATTAAGGATACTGCAATGGAAGAATATGTATCATCTGCCAAATCACATAAAAATAATGTTTTAGCGGACTTGTGGTCAAGAAATGACCTACTCAAACTCTGTGGATCACTACCTCATATTAAATTTGTTATTTTTACTGGTTTCGAGGATAATTGCATTGATGAATTTATATGGGGTAAAATACCAGAAAATGTTATAGGGATATATGCATCCAACTCAATAACGTTTGGTGGCAAAGTTCACCCCATGCCATATGGTGTACAGAGAAAATTAAGCCACGAAGATGACAGACATGAAGTGCTATCTGACGTAGTGAATAACCACAAATCAGAACCAACAAAATTATTATATGTTAATCACTCGGAGGGTACAAACCCTAAAGAAAGGGCTGGGCTAAATGACTTATTCCATAATAAATGGTCAACAGTAAACAAAACCAATAATACCCACGCGGGGTATCGGGAATATCTCCACACAATTAAAAAGCATAAATTTATGATTTGCCCAAGCGGCAACGCCATTGGGTGTGAGTGCTCTAGGGACTGGGAGGTGATTTATATGAGAAGAGTACCCGTAGTTAAAAGTTCACCATATTTAGAACGCATATTTAAAAATATACCAGTTTTATTCGTTAATGAGTTCTCCGAGGTGACCGAAGAGTTACTAATTAACAACGATCACCTATTCGAAGAAATGAAAAATTTTGATCTTACTATTTTAGATTTTAAGAATATCTACGAGAATATATTAAAAAAAATAGACAATGATATCAACTGATTTAATGGGCAGGATGGGCAACCAAATGTTTCAATATAGCATGTGCAGGCTAATTGCAGATAAAAATGGTTATAATTTTCATATCCCCACCAACGGAAAAGAGTCATGCGAAGGACAGCATTTATCTCAATTCTTCCCCAATATCAACCTAGGCGCTAGTGACGGCAATATTAAAAATACTTACCATGATAACAACGAATACAACCCACGCATATTAAACTTAACAGACTTTACAAAAATTAGAGGATTTTTTCAATGCGGGAATTATTATGATGATGAACATGATAAGATAAGAAAATGGTTTGATATTAAAATCGATGATGCCACCAAAACATTAGCACGTAAATACCCTATAAATGAATACTGCTTTATACATGTACGTGGGACAGATTATATAAATTCCCACAATTGGTTTCTACCGCGGAAGTATTATTTAGAAGCGATTGATGAAGTTAAAAAAATAAATAAAGATATAAGGTTTGTGGTTATAACAGATGATATAAAATCAGCCTACAACATATTACCAGAATTAGATATCATAAGTAACCACATGATGGTAGACTTCAAGTTACTCCACCTCTCAAAATATTGTATCATATCTAATTCAACCTTTTCCTGGTGGGGGGCCTGGCTATCCGACAAAGAGGCAATAATTGCACCCAGTCACTGGCTAAATTACAATAATCCACACAGGGGATCCTCCCCACAACACATTCAAACAAATAGATTTAGATTTATCTAATGAAAAGGTTAAAGTTAGAAAATGTATCACTCATTGCTTTGACTTCAATACATTTAAGTGCAACAATTAATGCGTTAATGCATAGTTCTAAAGATATCGACTTCGGCTCCGTTAAATTAGTGTCTGACACCAAACCAAAGGATATACCATTATTAATCACACATGAGTATTGTAATAAAATGTCTAATATCGATGAATGGAATCGAGCCATGGTTTATGATTTACATAAGTACGTTGACACGGAATTTGCAATCTTAATTCATGATGATGGCTTTATCGTTAACCCTATGTCATGGAGGCTAGAATTTTTAGATTATGATTATATTGGTGCGCCCTGGGGTCATAAACATTTATCCGACAGTAAAGGTAAGATAATTAGAGTCGGGAATAGTGTTTCATTAAGAAGTAAACGACTAATGGAGTTGCCAACAAGAATGAATATGAAATGGGAACGTTTTGATAATAATTTTAATGAAGATACACAAATTTGCGTAGCAAATAGGGATATGTTTTTAGCTGAAGGTATGCGTTATGGGGATTTTGAAATTGCGAAATACTTTTCACATGAAGAATATTTTACAGAGTTTGGTGACATTAAACCTTTTGCGTTCCATAATTTTGGTGGTGCAAATAATAAATATAGGGAATTAATTAACAACAATAATATAAAATGATAACAATAAATTTAACAGGTAATTTAGGTAATCACATGTGGCAATATTCTGTGTGTAGAACTATTGCAGAAAAACTAGGTTACGATTGGGGGATAAGCCCAACACCTTCTCACGACTATCACCAAGGTAAGAGCCAAATGACATTTATGGATGCGGATTTTGGTAAATCCGTTGCGGGCATAACTCACCATTTTCATGAAAAGTGGCAATTTCATAAAGCTAAACAGGAAAAGGTTTGGTTCAATAGGTTAGATGATCGAATATATGATATTGAGGATAATACTATACTCCTGGGTGATAACGGCGCTCTCGGCGGAATTTACCAATGCGAAGATTACATTATTGACAACAAACCCTCTATCTTAAAATGGTTTAAAATAAAAAAAGAATACAAAGATGGCTACAAAAAAAAATTAAAAGACCTGGGGATCAGCCTAGACGACAACCTCTGCATTATTAATTTTAGGGGTGGAGAATATAAAAATCTTCACAACGTAATTCCAAGAAAAGAGTACTGGCGGGACTCCATAAGCCATATGCTACAAGCAAATAAAGATATGAAATTTTTAATTATAACTGATGACATAAATTGCGCTAAAAGTTTTATGCCCTTTGACATACAGGCCATTCACGTGGATATAGGCTTTGATTTTTACGTCGTCAACCAGGCCAAATGGCTTATAATCTCAAATTCTTCCTTCTCCTGGTGGGGCGCATGGCTGAATCAATATTGTCACAAAACTATTGGGCCCAAATATTTCATATCACACAATTTAAGCGATGGATATTGGTCTCACGCCGACAGTTATACAACATCCTTTGAGTACATAGATAGAGAAGGGGCCATTTCAGATTATAATACTTGCAAAAAAGAAGCTGAAGACTACTATAGGATGCACAATCTAAATACATATAAAAATAATATAAAAATTGAATAATGACTAAAATTTACATATGAATCTACAAATGAAAATCTACGACTGTTTTCAATTCTTCAACGAACTAGACCTATTAGAAATAAGGCTAGAATTGCTATACGACCAGGTGGATTATTTTGTGATTAGCGAGAGCACTAAAACCCATTCCAATAATAACAAACCTCTTAATTTTCAAGCCAATAAATCGAAATTTTCAAAATATTTAGATAAAATTATTTATATTACAGAGGCAATGCCAGATGACATATTCAACATAAATAAAAAAGAAGAGTCCTCTGATTATAATTTAAGATTCAATAAAATTGTTGATCTATTCAATAGAGAAGACGAGAATGGCTTAAAAAGCCACCCAACCTTCGCTCGAGATTATATTCAAAGAGAATTCGTGAAGCTAGGCTTAACTAACTGCGAACCAAATGATATTATTCTTGTTTCGGATTTAGATGAAATACCACACCCAGATATTGTATCACAAATAAAAGAACAAAAACTTGCAAACCATGTTGTCATGATGGATTGTCATAATTTTTATATAAACAATTTATGCCACACCAATTGGTACGGCACAACGTCTTTCAAGTATTCTGACTTAAGCAACATATCCCTAACGCATTTTAGGACCGCGTGCAAAAATGATACTTTCACACAAATACTTGATGGCGGTTGGCATTTAAGTTTCATTGGTGGTCCAGAGAGAATAAAAGAAAAAATTCAAGCCTATTCTCACCAAGAACTTAACAATGAAGCCGTCCTATCAGATATAAAAAATAAAATTGAATCTAATACAGATTTATTTAACAGAACTAACTCGACCTACTCAGACCCGCTTCAAGAATACTTTTTTTCAGGAATGAAGCCTATGACCCTGGAATCATGCAATTACCCAAAAAGCACAATACATTTGATTGAATCTAAATTTCCATATCTAATCAAAAGCTAGTTCGCGAAGAATGGTATAGAAAAATGCAAAATCTTGAATATAATCAGTTGGACTATATGAAGACCTATAACCGCATCCCATGGAGGCGTCAAAATTAAAATGAAAAACAATACAATACAAAAAATTGTCATCACTGGTGGCCTGGGTTACGTTGGAACGGAGTTGTGTAAATTGTACTCGGGCGAAGCTAGATATAAAGATATTGTTGTAATAGATTCTAGATTTATTTCTGAAAGAGTTAAGCAATTAAGAGACTGGGGCATTAGATTTATAGAATCTTCAATATTAGAAGAAGACATCCTAAAACAAGAACTCGCCCAAGCTGATATCATCATACATTTAGCTGGCATAACTGACGTCGCATATACCGCAACAGATGCGGATACCGAAAAGGATCAAGCCATAACACGTACTGGAGTTCAGGGCACTAAAAATATTATTAAGTACGCTAATAAAAATTCAAAAATCCTCTTCCCGTCCACCCATGTGGTCTATGAAGGATTTAAGGAGACCAAAACCAACCTAGCAGAAGACGTGCCCCCGTGCCCTGTCCTAACTTATTCATCTGGAAAAGTACAATCTGAAAAAGATTTGCAAAATTCTGGCAATAATTACGTTATACTAAGGCTGGCATCTGTTTACGGCTACTCAACCGACACCATGCGCACAGGGATCATGCCAAATCTTTTTTCAAAAATAGCCTCCCAAGACGGCACAATAAAATTATTTTCTGGGGGGATACAACTGAAAAGTTTAGTGCCCCTCGTTGACGTTGCAAGATGCTTTAAATTTATGGCCGAAAGCGGCATAAATAATGAAATTTTTCATTTGTCAAAAGAGAATACGACCGTTAAAGAAGTTGCAGATATCTGTAAGAAAATAAATCCAAAATTAAAAATTAAGGAAACGGATGATGAAATACCAAACTTAGGCTATACAATATCAAATAAAAAATTACTAGACACTGGTTTTGAATTTAGGTACGACCTTAAAGGGTGCATTGAAGAAATGATTACTAATTGGTCCCGCAAAGAAGAACCAGAAGATTTGGAATACATAATTAGAGGAGGCAAAGAATATATTGATGAGAGGGGTAAAATATCTAATTTTGAATTAACTGAACCGATTAATTTAATTGGTTATATTGAGTCCAAAGAGGGTACAGTTAGAGCGAATCATTACCATCCCATACAAGAGCAAAAATGTCTACTGATTAAAGGTAAATATATTAGCGTTGTTAAAGATTTAGCTGACCCAAATTCGGTTATCGAAACCAGATTGATAAAAGAGGGTGACATTGCAGTTATAAGGCCTAATGTTTCACATGCAATGGTATTCTTAGAAGATTCTATTTTCTTAAACCTTGTTAGGGGCGAAAGAGAACATGAGAATTATGGAATCACACACACAATTAGGGATATACTTGTTGATGAGGATTTCAGGAAACAACTTATTGATGGATACAAAACGGAATGCAGGTGTTGTGGTAACATTCATATGAAGAAAGTTATATCATTAGGTAAGTCACCAATGGCCAACAACTTATTAGACTTCAAAGACGATTCTTTTGAGAAGTTCCCACTAGAAATGGATTATTGTTCCGAGTGTCATAACTCTCAACTAAGCTATGTAGTTCCTCCAGGTAAAATGTTTGACAACTATCTATATGTCTCATCTACTTCGTCATCATTTAGAAAACATTTTGAAGATGCCGCCACCAAGTATATAGACAAATTCAAACTAGATGAAAAATCATTAGTTGTAGATATAGGTTCAAATGATGGAATTGCTTTAAAGCCATTGCAGGATAAAGGCATTAAGGTAATCGGAGTAGAACCCGCCACTAATGTATCAGAAATAGCTACTGATAATGGAATCCCAACAATTAACAGCTACTTTGATGAAAATACATTTAAAGGGCTAGATGGTACTGCCGATTTAGTAACTGCTTCTAATGTATTTGCACACGCAGATGACTTAAAAGGTATCACAAAAAATGTGTTTAAACTATTAAAAGACACAGGAACATTTGTGATTGAGGTTCAATATTTATTAGACACTATTAAGGATTTGACGTTTGATAACATTTATCATGAACACGTTAACTATTGGTCAGTAACATCGATAGTTCGATTCCTTGATAGTTTAGGTGTTAAGGTATATGATGTCGAACATATTGATACTCATGGAGGTTCAATTCGTGTTTATGTTGGCAATCATCATAGAGTGGTGTCCACAGAAAATGTTAACACTTTCCTAATAAATGAAGAAGAATTTGGGTTAACAGAGTATCAGACATATAAAGACTTTGGTAAAAGAGTTCAAGATTGTAAAGCCAATGTAATTAAAAATATCAAACGACTTAAAGACGAAGGTAACACATTAATTGGTTATGCTTCACCAGCTAAGGCAACAACAGCTTTAAATTATTACGGTATAACAGTCAATGATATTGACTTTATTGTTGAGGACAATAAATTAAAACATAATAAAATTGTGCCAGGAACAAATATCCCAATTAAACCTAAAACTGAAATTAATGGAACCAATATGAAGGTGATTATATTAGCATGGAACTTTGCTGACGAAATTAAAAAACACAATAAAGACTTAATTGATAGCGGTATTGAGTTTATTAACATCAAAGACTTACAATATGAGGACTTCACAATTAATAATTTATGAAAGAAACAATTGGCTTCACGGCTGGAAACTTTGACTTACTTCACCCAGGCTACATTTATACCTTTGAAGAGGCCAAGCGCCACTGCGACAAATTCTTTGTATTTTTACAACGAGACCCGTCGGAAACAAGATATACTAAATACAAGCCCGTAATTCCCTATTACGAACGATACAAGACTCTAATGGCGATCAGATACATTGACGACGTATATATGTACCAAACAGAAGAGGAATTAATTAATCTCATTAAATTCTGGAAGCCCGACATAAGAATCTTAGGAGAAGACTACATAGGAAGGAGTTTCACTGGGGATGATTTACCCCCAAAGGTAATCTACACCACTCGATCTCACGAATGGTCTACAACGCGCCTAAAAGATCTTATTACTATCCAGACCCTAAAACAAAACCCCGAGATATCCCAGAATAAATGAATCTATTAGTTACAGGCGGCTACGGCTTCATTGGGAGTAATTTCATCACCCATATATTCCAAAAGTATAATTATAATATTTGGAACATAGACTCCCTCACCTACGCAGCCAGCCTCGACCGACTAAGCGAGGAAATTAAAAAAAGCAAAAGATACAATTTCGTTAAATGCGACATTAACGACCACGAAGTTATCAAAAAGCTCGTAAAAGACAACAACATAAACCTTATTGTTCATTTTGCTGCAGAAAGCCATGTTGACAACAGCATCAAGGACTCAGGGCCGTTCATAAAGACAAACATAAACGGCACACATTCCCTATTAAACCTGTTACACGACTGTTCAACCATAAAAAGATACTTACAGGTATCGACAGATGAAGTCTACGGAAGCTTAAAAGAGGGAGATTCACCTTTTACCGAAAACACGCCCCTCCAACCCAACAGCCCCTATTCCGCCAGCAAGGCTGCGGCAGACCTACTATGTCGAAGCTTTTATGAAACCTTTAAGTATCCAATTCTACTCACTCGATGCTCAAATAATTATGGACCAAACCAACACGAGGAAAAGCTAATCCCCTTAATGATTAAGAATGCAAAGGCTGGGAATAAGCTTCCAGTTTACGGGGATGGCCGTAATATCAGAGACTGGATACATGTTCTAGATCATTGCTCTGCAATAGATGAGGTACTACACAGGGGAGAAGCTGGAGAAGTCTATAACATAGGAGGAGACAATGAAGTAAGAAATGTGGACATTGTAAAAAACATACTTTCTTTATTGAAAAAAGGCGAAAATCAAATACAATTTGTAAAGGACAGATTAGGACATGACTGGAGGTACGCCATAGACAACACAAAGATCAAGGCCCAGTTGGGTTGGTCTCCACGTATACAGTTCTCCACAGGCCTCAAACAATTAATTCTAGAAAAGTGAAAAAAATTATAGTAACAGGAGTAACAGGACAAGACGGTAGTCACATGGTTGACTATCTATTAGCCCATACCGACCACCAAATATTTGGCACAGTTCGACGACTCAGCGTAAAAAACCACGAAAACATTCTCCACCTCGAAGGAGAACCCCGCTTTAAACTCCTAAACATGGACCTCAACGATGCACATAGTATCAGGGATGTTATAATCGAACACCAGCCAGATTACTTTATTAATTTTGCGGCCCAATCGTTTGTGGCGGGGAGTTGGGATTATCCTATTCAAACCTGGGTGACCGACTCTGATGCCGTACTACATATACTGGAGTCCATTAGGCGCTTTGCTCCCAACTGTAGGTTTTACAACGCGGGATCTTCCGAAGAGTTCGGGGATGTTATTAGCTCGCCCCAGGACGAGGATCACCCTCTTAGACCCCAATCTCCATATGGTGCCGCAAAGTGCGCCGCTCGCCACATTGTAAGAGTCTATAAAGAATCATATGGATTGTATGCAGTTCAAGGATGGCTCTTTAACCACGAAGGCGTAAGAAGAGGGCTTGATTTTGTTACCCGAAAAATCACTAACGGTGTAGCTAAAATAAAACTAGCGCTAGAACGCGAGACGAAGATTCCAGTACTTACCCTCGGGAACCTTGAGGCCCAGAGAGATTGGAGTGACGCGGAAGATTTTATGGAGGGCGTCTGGCTAATGCTTAATCAGAAAAAAGATCCAGAGAATTATGTACTGGCTAGTGGAGAAATGCACACAGTGAGAGAGTTTCTGGAATTATCTCTCGACGCCGCAAAAATAACCTTTTATTCCACGGGACACGGAGAGCAGGAAAAACTCTTCGACTCACACACTCAGGAGCTAATATTTGAAGTGGACCCAAAGTTTTACAGGCCAGCTGAAGTGCACGAACTTTGCGGGGACCCATCTAGGGCAGAAAATGAACTGGGATGGAAGAGAAAAACAAACTTCAAGGAGTTAGTAAGTAAAATGTACAGAAGAGACCACGAACTCCTTTCCAATGGATAAAAATGCAGCTATATACGTGGCGGGCCACAACGGAATGGTGGGTTCAGCGGTGGTCCGTGAGTTAGAGGATCGGGGTTATACGAATATTCTTTATGTCTCAAGCACTAATCTCGATTTAAGAAATCAAAAGTCAGTAGGGGCCTTTTTTCAGGCGTACAAGCCTCGCTATGTCGTTATAGCTGCAGCGACCGTGGGCGGCATACTCGCCAATAACACCTTTAGAGGGGATTTTTTATACAATAATCTACAGATAGAGACAAATGTAATTCAGGCAGCAAAAGAAACGGCAACGAAGAAACTGATCTTTCTAGGATCCTCTTGTATCTACCCCACGCAGGCCCCTCAACCCATTACCGAGGAATCCCTACTTACAGGACCCCTGGAACCCACTAACGAACCTTACGCCGTAGCTAAAATCGCAGGAATTAAATTATGCGAAAGCTTTTACCACCAACATGACTGTAACTTCTATTCCTTAATGCCATGCAACCTTTATGGCATCAATGACCACTTTGACCTACAAACCTCCCATGTACTCCCCGCTTTATTGCGCAAGTTCCATGAGGCCAAGGAAAAAGGGATGGGCAGTGTGGAAATTTGGGGAAGCGGCGCCCCACGCAGAGAATTTCTGCTGGTGGATGACCTGGCTACTGCCATAGTTACATGCCTGGAGAAAATTGAGGCTTCAGACATATATAATTTAGGAATCTCCCAATTAAACATAGGATCAGGCACCGATATTACCATTAAAGAGCTGGCCCTAAAGATTAAAGAAGTTACAGGCTTCAAAGGGGATATTTCCTTCGATTCGAGCAAGCCTGATGGCACTATGCGCAAGCTAATGGACGTCTCAAGGGCCTCTCAGCTAGGTATTTCTCAAAAAACTAGCCTAAAACAAGGCTTAAACCTCACTTACGAATGGTTTAAGAAAAATAAAAAAAATAAAAAATAAAACCCAGCAGCAGTGGACGATATAGACTGAAAATACACAGGATAGCATAAAAATAGCATTTTAAATTCTGGCCCTCGCGCGATTAGTGTATATAAAAGTGAGATGCCAAAGAATTTCGGAGAGTTTACACAGGAAGGCAACCCACAAACTGGTCAATTTGTAGTTGGGTACAATACTGCCGCAGCAGATGGCGAGCGTCGATTCGCCATAGGAGATATAAGCGGTGCCATTTTAGAAGATGGGGCCCCTACGGCCCTTAGTGGGGTGACAGGCAACGAGGGAGTTTGGGAATTAAATGGGTTTAATAACCTCTTATCTATAAGCGGCTCAGGAGATGTTTATACCATAGTTGATTCCAGCACTTCTCGGGTTGCTGTAGGTTATACGGGAAACCCTAATCCAATTGGCGGGAGTGAACCTCAATTTCAATTTAATTCAGGCAACACACTACAGGGAGCCTCGGGACTAACCTATGATTATGCCAATGATCGCGTTGCTGTAGGAGGCACCTTTACCCCCGATCATCATTTACATGTGAGCGGGGCAGGCCCCACGGACACTGAAAGTGGGGTTATGCAGTCTAATTTCGGAGTTCAAGTAGGAACAGGAGCCTGGGATACGGGAGACTATCTCTTTATGGCGAGTGGAACTGGAGTCTTTATTAATTACTATACCCTGCCGAGTAGTGACCCCAATAATAGGGGACAGCTTTTCCGACAAGGAACGGCATTACATGTGAGTGCAGGATAAAATATGGGACCAATACTAAATACTATTATAGGTGCAGGAATCAAGCTCGCCGCAAACCTCATAAACAGCTGGTTGGAACAAAAAAGACAAGACCAACTACTTCTCGCCGCGCGAGATGACAAAATAGTTACAGCTCTCCTAGACAACCAAGCCCAACAAGCGAAAGACCCTTTCGTAAAGGCTACGAGACGAGTACTCTTTCTTAGTATTACCATGACAATGTGCTTCCTAATGATTTATTACGCAATGAATCCTCATATTACCTATGATGTACTCGTACCAAGGGGCTCCAATGCTAAATGGGGAATATTTAGTTGGCTCTTTGGAGGCAATGACTGGGAAATGGTTAGGATGACAGGAGGGTTACTATTGATGTCATTCATGGATTTATGCTTTATGGTGGTTGGATTCTACGCCATTCCCAGTAAAAGAAGGTAGTGAATTATGGCGGCAATAATTATCAAAAAATTAGGAGCTTTAGTCATTAAGCAAAGCGCCGCCTTACTAGTGAGGGCACCCACTCACGCTTAACTCCTGCGCACCCAAACAATCTCTTCATAACGGGATCCTAGGATTTTCGGTAGAAGCTCTAGCGCTCGGGCTTACTATAATAAGCGATGTCTACCTTCCTGCAAAAACTAGAAAACTGGCTAGATAAAAAACTAAATAAACTAGACAGAGAACATCAATTTCTTAAACGCTCCGAGAAAAAGTGGCACAGATGGTTGTGGAAGTTTTGCTTTAAGCCCCCAAAAAAGACTTTCGACTTCATAGTTAATTCTCCCCCTGTCCAAGTTTTTATTCCCCGCAAAAAACGTAAGGTTATTCACGTAGTAAACTTAATCTTACCCCGCCAAGCTCGTAATCCTAATTTAGCCAATAGAATAGAGCTAGCCCTTGAATCAATAGAGCGAGCAAAAACAAAAGATGTTATACTATTAGGGTGTGTTTCAGAAAATATTGCCCGAAAGGGTTGGCAAACTAGACGCTTAACCCGTACGGCGCGGAGTGAACTAAACAACCCCATTGACACAGCCTACCTCAAGGACATGCTTCAAGCAGCCTCTTCATTAGCCAACAAAGGAGATGTCATCCTATACTCCAATTTGGACTGCCCTGTTCACCCATCTATCTATAAAAAATTAATTAAAACAAGAGACCCCATCACAGAATTCATGAGGCGCGATATCCCCCCCGTAGATAATTATGAAGACATATTTTCCCAACCATTTAGCCACTATGAAATTGGGGTAGACGGCATAGCACTCACCAAAGAAATGCTAACCCAAACTTTAGATTTACTTCCCGACTTTATAATAGGAGAACCTCATTGGGACACGGCGGTTTCAGGCATACTCAAACAAGCCCACCCAGTTAATCAAAACACAGAAGATTTATACCATTTAATGCACCCCCAACAATGGGACGAGGATAACCTTTCGCCAGCAGGGAAACACAATAAAAGGCTATACTATCAGGCCATAGAGTACGGTCTAATGGAGGATGAACTCATATCGTTGCAAAAAAACTGCGCAGTGGTTTTACTTAAAGACAAAATAAGCTCCCCTGCCACCCGTTCTCTAACTAAAAATCTCAGAAATCTCTCGTTTTTACAGGGTAAAATAGAAGCCGTTTTCTGTGAATATCTCCGTGGAGAAACCCAGCTCAAAAGATATATAAACCACATAGGATACCTACCTATCCGCCCCACCAACCGCAACGTAGAAAAATTAGATCAAAAAAACGCAATCCTCAACCTCCTACGGCATTATTTCAGCGATCACGAGTACCTAATTGTCTTGTCAGATACGGCAGCACCCATTACAATTAAACAAATAAACCATATAAAAGAACAACTCAGAACCCACGACAAAATAATAAGACCAGACTATGTAGCACTCAAGACAGACAATATTAACGCCTCTCCCTTTAATTTTTATATAGAAAATAATCAAAAATTCAGTAATATCGACAGAGTCTCATTCATTAATGATGACGGATTATTAGAACTAATAGAAACTTATGGATATTTTTAACCCAGCACTGTGTTTAGCAAAAGAATTAAAGAATAGTTGGTCAACTAATTTAGCCACCACCCTTGATCCTGAAAAAGTACCCATTGAAGTTGCCCAGGGAGTCCCTCGACTTAAGCTCGTACACGATTCAACCTCTAAACAAGATTGGTTTGCGTGTGCAATTCCCCTCCAGAGCTCCTGGGACCCCTTGGATGTTACGGAGTTTAACGTGTTAAAATTTACAGTCTACACGGATGAGGAATGTGGGGGCCTTATTAGACTAGAGGATGAGAGTGGAGAAGAGTCGGGAGATTTTGAATTAGATATGCTTGACGCAGGGTCAGGAGAAGAACATACCGTCACGGTAGCCTTAGATGCTCTCACAATGGAGCCCTCTAAGTGCGATCTCAAGTCTGCAAAACTTCTTAAATTTATTGGCTATAAAGGAGCTGCTTTTTATGTTTCCGAGATTTGTCTCGAATAATGGAAATTGTCCATCAGGATATCTATGAATGGCAAAAACCCGTACTAACCGAAAAAAATACTTACGATCTCCTTAAGAAGGTTCCCCTTCGGGCGGATGTAACGTATGTGGCGGTTGCGTGGTCCACCTTAATAGACAAATTAGATTTCGGCACACGGGCCGATAAGGAAAAAGCTGGTCGCTATATCCAAGAGCTACAAGAGCTACAAGTCAAAAACGGCTTTACGGTCTGCCAGCATGACCGTTTTCACACTATCCTCCCCATTCTAAAAACGATGGGAATAAAAACTCTCTTTGCTTCCCATATGGTAGCGAAGTCGGGCTACACGACAAAAGAGTTTTACTATCACTCCGATGGAACTGCCCCTACTATCGATGGAATTACCATAGACACAATTTTCCTAGCCCCCGTATTCATAGGAACACCAACCCACACCAAAGACGTATTCTATTCCTTCATTGGCTCCTACGGCCCCAAACACATATCCAAAATAAGAGACAAAATATTTAAAGATGATCACGAAACAAATGCGGTAATAATAGAACGCAAAGGATGGCAGTTTGACAGCGATGTATACGGCGACCAAATCCTCGGCGCTCCGACGTCTGCGGTGCAAAAATACATCAATGAAGAAAAGTCCAAATTTTATGAAAAGATATTAACGCGCTCACGATTTTCCTTGTGTCCCTCGGGTACGGGACCTACCTCCATTCGCTTTCTAGAGAGCTTAGGGAGCGGGGCTATACCCGTAATCCTAGCAGACACCATGATGTTCCCTACAATAAGAGGGGTCAACTGGGATGAATGCACTGTAAAAATACCCGAAAAAGATTACTATCAATTACGGCAAATTCTCGCCCGCATTACACCACAACAAGAAGAAACAATGAGACAAAAAGGACTAGAAGCATACAAGCTTTGCACAGGGAAAAACTTTATAAGAAATATAAGGGAGTATTACGATGCCACTATCACTTAACTTAGACCAAGAAAGAATGGAGGGTGGAGGAGCTGATCAGGGGTACAACCTACTCCACGGCCTCAACGATTTATGCCTTAAATATGTGAGCCCCCAGAGCGTAATACTAGAGTTGGGATGCCATCAAGGAGTAAGTGCTGAACTGTTTGCGCAGTACGCCGCAGTAGTTCACACAATCGACGTGCAGGCGGCGCCACCGCGACTAAAAGGACTACTCAACATAGTGCACCACCAGGGTAGATTCAATGAAATAACACAACAGTTTCAGCCACAATCCTTTGATCTAATTTACATTGATGGAATGCATGATTACGAGGCTGTAAGGGAAGACATTAAGTTATCCCTTCCTTTAATTAAAGACGGAGGTTACTTAAGTGGGCACGATTATTATACGGAGGTTCAGCGGTCCATTGATACCGTTATAGGCATTAAACCTGAGATTTTTTCAGATTCCAGTTGGATCCTAAAAAAGGAAGGAGCGCTAGCAAGTGGATAAGCAAAGCTTCATGGAGATAGTTCAGCCCTATAGCATTACATCTCCCAAAAGGATCGAAGCTTTGCATGATGCCCTGGAGCATGTTAGAGTAAATAAAATTGAAGGAGATTATGTTGAGTGCGGAGTCTTTCAAGGGGGTAATATTCTAGGAATAATGAAGTACCTGGAGAGCCACCAGTCTTTCAATAAAAATGTATGGCTCTATGATACCTTCGAGGGAATGACAGCTCCTGAGGCGGTTGATTGTGATCTACACGAAACCTTTGCGGGAGATATCTGGAAGGAAGTCCAGTGCATGGCATCCTTAGAGTTAGTTAAAGGAGTTGTATCTCAATCCCGCTTTCCCGAAGAAAAAACACACTTCATAAAAGGAGACGTTTGCCAAACGCTTCTCCGTGAGAAAAATATACCCGACTCCATTTCGCTCCTAAGGCTGGACACTGATTTTTATGCCTCAACCAAAGCGGAACTAGAAGTTTTATGGGAAAAGGTTTCTCCTGGAGGAGTCTTAATAATAGATGACTACGGACACTGGCAGGGGTGCAAAAAAGCGGTTGACGAGTTTTTCGGAGACAAAGTAAGCGAGTTTACGCGAGTCGACTACACCTGCATCTCGCTCATAAAAAAAAACAGTTTCAACCCATGGACCCATACCACAACATAAACGAGGAAAACATATACACCTGGCCCAACGCCCACTTCCCCTTCTCCCCCTTATTCGAAGATGCCAATTGCAGAATTTTTCTTATAGAAAACATTCCTCATAACTATACATGGTTAAAGTCGTGCGCAAAAAACATTAGAGATACCGATTTTTTCTTTGTTACCCTCGGATGGCACCTGTCTTCACATCTCGCAAATCAGAGTCGCTATATCCTGGACCACCTCGGCTTGAACAAAAACAACTTCTTTATACTCTACAACTCCCCCGAAGAAGAGAAAAATGGCGCGGCTTTCGGACTGCGTGGCACTATTATAAATCATAACGCATGGCTTGACGACGACTTTTTAAAACCCAGGGATCTAGAAAAAAAATACAATGCACTATATATCGCCCGAGCCACAGACTTCAAGCGTCACCATTTAGCCTCCCAAATTCCGCGCCTGGCTCTTGCAGCAGGAGGCCACACTCACGACGATTTAAGCTTTGACTTACCTCCTGCAATTAACGACCCAAGTATAAGGTTGAGCAAGGATGAAATATGCAATATTATAAATGAATCATACTGCGGACTATCACTCTCACAGGAAGAGGGGGCTTGCTACTCCTCGTCAGAATACCTTTTATGCGGAATTCCCGTGATTTCTACACCCTCTAAAGGAGGCAGGGATGTTTGGTATAATGAAGGAAATTCTATAATATGTGACGATACCCCCGAAGGGGTAGCTGAAGCAGTTAAAGACTGTTTATCCAGAAAATGGGACCCGCAAGGAATACGGGATACGCACATAGCCCACGCCAACTATTATCGCTATAAATTTATACGAGAACTCCAAAAAGTGCTAGACGAATATACGGACGAGAACCTTTATGCTTCTCAAATTTTTAAAAAAAACTTCCAGTGGTACTGTAATGGCACAACAGGAACCACCCCCCATATTGAGGAAGTAAAATCCTATTTTCAATGAGCAAGGAAAGATATCTCTTTTATGATAACCTAGTCAAGGGGTCAGGGCTAGGACATGCCCTTTGTTGTTATGCCCATGGACTAAAGTTAGCTCAATCTCTTGATTTAAAGTTTATGCCTCCTCAATTAGAGTTGGGGTTTGGCCTAAGTCAGCCTCCCACGGGGTACGTAGGATTAATTGAAGACTTCTTGGGGCTCCCCGATGTATCTACTGCTCGCCTGTTCATTGAGACCCATTTTCCTGATAGTATTAAACGAGAAAAGTATACTTACGCCCAACATCCTGCAATACCACTTAAAGCGTTTAGTCAAGACTTTAAAGAGTTCTTGCGAGACTCATTCAAACAGTCAAGGCTCCCACTTCCAGACCGCATGTTTCCGCAAGTCCTCAATATAGCCATTTCGATTCGCAGGGGAGATCTACTCTTGGGGAATAAATTGATGAGCGACGAATTCCGAAAACGCATAAGGTCCGATCAGTTTTACGTTAGAGCAATTAAAAGAATCTTAAAAACATATAAACCCAAAGACTATTTTCTACACCTCTATTCAGACGGATCAAGAAAGAACGGTGACTACATCAACGAAGAGGGCAAACCCACCGACCTTAAAATTTTACTCAAAGAACACCATGGAAAATTCAACTATTACCCAAGCAAGGAAGACGCCCTTAGAACGCTAACCCAATTTCAAAACTGCATTTATGCTGATGTATTTCTCGGCAGCATTTCTGGGTTTTCCGAACTAATTTGTACGTACAGAGGGGATAGGCCTAGTTACCTGCCAACGCACCATTCGCTTGTTGACTTTGAAAAATGGCTTGACGAGCGTCCGCCCAATCCATATTATGATTAAAAAAAAGAAAATCTTTCTTCATGTGCCCAAAACGGCTGGCTCCTCCCTAAATCAAACCGCCTTGATTCAGCAGTGTCACCTTACAATACATCCCATTCTCCAAGCGGGAGCGTGGGAAATACTAGAGAAACAAGGAAATATTGACACGTTTAAATTTGCCTTCGTAAGGAACCCGTGGGATCGATTTGTTTCTTTATATTTCTATTTCTTCAATATGACCAGCACGCATTTCGCATACAAGTACGACCACCAAACCGCAGCAAACATTAAAAGATTTAAAAACTTTGAAGACTTTTGTCTTAATTTTCATGACTTCGACGATAGACAACCCTTTAAAAAGTTTCATTTTTTCAATCAACACCTCTGGACTCACTCGCAAGGAAAATGCTTCATTGATTTTCTAGGGAAATATGAAAACCTAGATCAAGATGTCGCTTCCTTGCAAAATATTTTTGAGATACCCCACGAACCAGTGCCCCATACCAACCAAAGCGAGCATGGAGATTACAAAAATTACTACAACTCTCGTACGCGTAATGTGGTTGCGGAAATTTACAAAAAGGACATAGAGTACTTCGAATATAAATTTAGCTAAGGATTATAATGATTCCTATAAATACTCCAACGAATACCACCTTCGCAAGCCTCCCTCCCCACCTATATAAGAAACAGTGGCCGCAGTACGTGCTCAAATTAAGAAACGTCTACCTGGGTGGGGGAGGAGCAATATATGATGAAAACGGAGAGCTACACCCCCATGCAAATTTTACCTATAATTTTTGGGACAACCTTCACAATGAAGGAGCTCGACCTAATAACACTCTAGAGTCGCAAGATATTAAAAAAAATATAAACCTCGCCGACTATACAATTAAAGAACTGCCAGAGAAAAAAAACTATATCTATGCGCATCACTATTTTAATATTTATGTCTACGGACATAACTTTGATGTCTTCCAGGACCTTCAAAAGATAGAAGGACTCTCTATTCCTGATAAAATCTTAATCATGCCCCCGCGCTCTGCGCATGTCACCAATCTGAATCTACATTTAGAATTGTTAGGTTACCCCCGAGATAGGACGCTTAGCTTAAATTTACCAGGAAGGACTGCTTGTGATACCGTCTATCGAGTCCCAACGCTTTATTATCCATCGCCCACGGCATATCCCTCGCAAAGGACGCTGGTAGGGCTAGATTATTTACGAAGCAAGTATTACCCGCTCTGCAAAACCTACCCTTCTTCAACAAAATTATATCTCCAACGCACCACTTCACGCAGAGTTAAAAACGAAGACGAGGTAATTCCACTCTTAAAGAATAAGGGATTTACAATTCTAAATGGCACAGAAGGGCTGGCGGAACATGTTCGACAGTTTAGAAATGCCTCTATAATCATCGGAGCACACGGCTCCCTATTAGCGAATCTAATTTTTAGTGAAAAAAAACCAAGAGTCTACGAGGCGTGTCCCAAAAGCCGAGAAGATCATAACTTTGAAGGCATTGGAAAAACTATGAAATTAGACTATCATTGGATAGCCACTGATTGCTGTGCCGATTACAGCATAAACCTGGACATAAAACAATTAAAAAAAATATGCCAAATCTAGAGAAGCTCATACAACAAATCCCTATCCTGAAGTCCAATCAGCATTATAGAGTGGGAGACATTATTGACAGGCGCGGCTTGGAGCGCTCAGAAAACTCGCGCGTCCATATTTTACATAACAAAGAATTCAAGGGGTCTATACTCAGAGATTACCTTAATGAAATTTCGACAGATGAATTTAAAAAGATTCCTCTTGCCTCAACAAAAACTTGCAACCAATTTGAGGAATTCACGGGGAAATTTATCGATCACTCTAAGGAGCGAGATTACAAGCTACTTGCAGCTATAGTCAAAAAACAAAGTAGTCAGTATGCCCTCCCCTCCCCCTCAGAGCTATGCATTAATTTAAGAGGGGGAGACGTACTAGTACTGGGACCTGAAGAACGGTCGGCGCTTGAGGGGAAATTCGATCTCCATCTCCTTCCCCAAAATCAGGAAAATGGTACCTTAATAGATTTAATTCGAAAAAAGATAAACTCTCCTCCTGTAGCCAAATACCCCAAGCCAGTTCCGCCAGATCCTCTAGTTCCTAATAATTATGCCAATGAATGTTTAAAGAGGGGATCCATGTCACTTGGCGATCCCGCAAATATTAATTCTATTACTTTTGTAACGGCAATGCATTTTGGAGACCACCCTTGGTCGGGCCAGTTTAATTACAGCGACGAAAAACTTGAGGCAAACTTAAAACTCTACAGACAACTATTTTCCTCCGTCATAGAGGAGTTTCCTTCCCTTAAAATAAAAATACTTGACCATGCTCGCCTTCAAGGTTATCATAGGATAGATTATCAAATCTGTTATTTATGTAACGCAGAGCATTTAATTGCGGACACAGGAGGTTTTTCCGAACAAATTAAACTCATTAGAAATGAATTCATTAATGAATAGCCCTAAAAAAATCGCAGTGACATGCCTGTGCCATAAACGTCACGAACATCTTTTGCTCGACAGGAATAAATTGATTAAAAAATACCTTAAATATTCTCCCGACGTAGAGGTTGATAATATCATCTTTGAAGATATAGCGCTCTCCGATAAACTAAAAAGCGATCTAAAAAAAATTACAGATACTCAGTTTGTTAACGTTTGGGAGAACCCCGCGCAACGTCTTTTGGAAAACCATTTACGCCAGCATAAAACAATAGACATTTCGACCTTGCATCCCAGGCAGAAAATTTTGGGATACAAAGGAATGATTTTATTTAGCGCAATGGAAATGTTCCACTACTTAAAAAACTACGACTACTGCATCAGACTTGACGCAGACTCCACTCTCCACTCCCCCTTAAATGTAGATAAATTCATTCAAGGCGGCTATACCTACGGATACATTAGAAGCAAGGTAGATACCCACGAGCCCACGCTAGCCACTCTTCCACAAGCAATAAAACAATACATAAGAGATGGAAAAGTCTCTATTCTCTGCGACCCCGAGAGCGATATCAGCTGCCTCCATTATTATACTAACTTTGCCTTTATGGATTTAAAATTCTGGCGGCGCCCCGACGTAACAGCTTATTTGAGTTATATTTATTCTTTAGCTGGAATTGAACAGCACAGGTGGGGAGATCATGTAATAATGGCCAATGCCCTAAGAATGTTTTGCCCAAAAGAAAAAATTATGAAACTGGATTTTAAGTACTTCCACGAGTCTCATGGTTGGAGAAATTTTAGATAAAAAACACAAAACAATGAAATATAAAGAACACGTAACAATTAAAGAGGCGGAGCTATCTAAGATGTATGAAGAGCTTTCCAGGATCACCACTGAAAAACAATTAGAACTGGCGAGAGAGTTGTTGTCTCAGATTGGGCGAGTAAGCGTGGCCAATGAAACGTTTAACACTTCTGAAAATCAGAGAAAGCAATCGGTAAAATTCGTATGGGGACATAATCACATATTCAATAATAACCTCAAGGTTACAGGACAAATGGCCGACAGGCATATAAATTCAATGGCACAGTTTATGGTTAAATATAATTTGCCTAATACTCACTTTCAAGACAAAGATGTGCTTGATGTTGGATGCTGGACAGGAGGAACCACCTTAATGCTTAAAATTCTAGGGGCAGATCACGTTTTAGCGCTAGAGGAGGTTCAAAAATATGCATCCACAGCAAACGTACTAGTGAATGAAATTTATCAACAGAAAAATGTCATTTGTAAAAGTCAAAGTCTTTATGAGTTTGAAAGCGATAAAAAGTATGACATAGTTTATTGTCCAGGTGTAGTTTATCACCTCTCAGACCCGACAGTGGGGCTCAGGCGACTATTTAATTCATTAAAAGATGGCGGTGAGATTTTTGTAGAGACTACGGCTTTTGATTCTGGTCCCGTTAAAGGCGATTGGTTTCCGTGCGCACGAAGAGGTAACGCTCATGGTTACACTCCTTCTATACCCTGTTTAAATAAATGGTTAGAAGACGCAGGATTTACAGAAACCCAATGCTCCATGGGTATGAATAATCGCGGATATGGTTACGGAAAAAGACGGGCGCATGTAGAAATCTCAAAGGCTGGTCTTTCTCAGCCTCATATCTCTTAGGTGTTACTAGATAATGATCAGCCACGAACACAAGTGTATTTTTATTCATATACCTAGGACAGGAGGAACAGCTCTAGAAAGAAGCTTCAATTTTGCCGACGAACCTACCAAACATTTGTGTGCGAAAAGCATTTACCTTAAAGTAGGCCAAGAGATCTGGGATAATTATTTTAAGTTTACCTTTGTGAGAAATCCGTGGGACAGGGTTATTTCTTTATGGCATCAGCCAATTTATGAAAAGATCAACGCCCTGTCGGGCCATTCTTTAGAATTCTTTTTAGACCACTATACCCCGTGTCCACATGAACAAGGAGTAACGTTTAAAGACTATTTAAATTATGGAGCCATGGACTTCGTGGGGAGGTTTGAAAATCGGACGGAGGACCTGAGCCTTATATCACAAAAAATTAACTACCCCATAGACGCCTTGGTAAGAGATAGGTGTACGGGTCCTCGTGAACCCTACCAGTATTACTATACCCCGTCCCTCGAAAAACGGGTGCAGCAGAAATATAAGGAGGATACAGAAACCTATAACTATACATTCGCATGAAGTGTAATTATATTCAATGAAATTAATGAAAGACCTAATCCTCTTATTACTAGCCCCCTCCAAGGAGCCCAAGATCTTCTGCATGTTCGATAATATGCAAAAAGATAATAGGCTAGTGATAAACTCGTATTGCGAATATGACGCACTGGAGGAATGGCAGCCATGGCGAAGTGGACAATTTCGATTTCCCCACCTACTTAAAAAACTAGTAAAATATAATCCCGACGTAAAAAAAGGCCTTAGCTACGCACGATTTGTTCTCGTAAATCATCAAGGCAAAAAACTAAAGATAGACCTAAAGGATGGAACTATTATTAGGCCTCTGAGAAATATTAAATTCAGGGAAGGGCATCATAGGATAAAGGGTTTTTCCATTTTCTACCACCACACCACTGCAGCAAATAGCCCCGTTCTCAATAGGCGAATAGAAATTACAATACCCGACATAGCGACACTAAAACTAACCACCCAAAACAGAGGGGTGAACATTCAGTTGGATGACAACCTCAAACTCGTGACCCCTGCAACCTCGCGTGGTGCTCTTGTATCCGAATTATGCGCAAAGGAAATACCTAAGCTTTCCACTATACTCCCTCTGCAAAAAGGTCAGGATGAGATAGATTACGCTAATAAAATCCTGGCCAGGCAATGGGAGGCCACCATAGCGGCCCATGAAAAGTGGTTAAACAGTGATCCTCAGACCAGGGGATCGGAGCCTAGAAAACCAGATGCCGCTCCAAAACCATTAACCTGGTAAGCTTTCACAGCAGGTAAAGTGTGGTGTAATATACCATATGGCCACCACAAAAATAGACATTATTGCAACTCCCTCAAGCGGGATGCTTGCCAATCTTTTGCCACCAGACCAGGAGATAAGCTACTTTCAGATAAGTGGCCTCTTAGGACTCCCTGATTCAGTAACCCAGTCACCCACGACCAGCGATGTTCCCACAGGCGCGGGTTATGGTTCTCCCAGTTGGCAGCTTGAGTTTCCCTGCATAACTCCCTACAACGCAGGGAACAACCCCAACTCGTGGGACTTACCACGAAGTGAAGAATACAACGTACCCCTTTTCTCCCATGGAAAATTTTCAGCAGGCATTAAACCCTCAGGAGAAGGCTTTCGTCGCACCGTTACTGTTGGGGGATTGGGTTCTGCATGGAATGGTACATATGTACAGGAAGGTCTATTCAATGGGCGGCCCTACTGGAGATACAATCACTTCAGTCTAGATAAATATTTATGGAATGGGGGCGAAGGCGGATTCGGAGGAAGATATTGGATGTTTTCCGCGCAACTAGGTAATTACTCAAACAAAGCAGGCCGCACGGCGCTCGATAGCAATTATCCCTGGGACGCTCAAGCTGGATCCTGGACAGAACCCGTTGCTTCTCCAACTTTTTCTGACTACAGTTTTACTTATAAACTTAAAGGAGATTCCTACGTGCGTATTCCTAACCAGTTTGGGGGTGTGGATACCTATCACACTAGCGGTGTCGGTAATGGAAATACCTGGCAACCAGGGAGGCGGCTCACTTTCAGATACACTACCCCCTCAGGGGGAATGGTCCGAACTTATGGAGCTTCAGTTGCGCTATCAAACGGTACTAGTCGCAATATGTATTACGGAAATCTGGCAATAATGATGGGCAACGGGGGAGGTTATAAGGGAACGACTTTTGCGAGATCTCCCCGTGATGGAGGGGGATATCTAGGCCCTCCAGGATTACCGCCTGGTGAGACTACAGCAGCAGGAATTGCAGCAAAAACAGGGTTTTCCGCTGGTCCGTCGAATGGACTATGGAAGAACGGCGCTCAAATGACTCACCTAGAAGAAACAGGAGCAATGGTATTAAGCCTTGACCCTTATACCGTAAACGCTGATGCTGATGATGCGGGCGCAGCAGGAACCCCATCCGATCAAGTAGGCCTCGTCTTTACCACTGGAGGTTTAAATGGCCCAGGGGGTGGCTGGGTTCAATTTAGCGGAAGCATAGGCCGCAGAGACTCAGACTGGAAAAACACTTACGTTTCAGAAAATAAATGCATGGTGTCATTTTTTCGATTAGGCGAAGACGCAACCAACAACAGGGATAATGTGACCGCGGCGGATTATCCCAATGCTAGCAATCCCGTTAGACTCATGTGGGGCTATGGAGATCCCGTGGCTTCTACTTTGTGGACCATGGGACAGTGCATGTGTCCTCACGGAGGCACTATTAGTGGCACAGCAAACGCCGATAATACTTATATCGCCGAAACTCCAGACGGATGGGGTACGGGATCGCGACTAGATTTTGGAAATAGCGGTCACTCGGGAGATTTACTGTTTAGTAGCGACGTTGATGGCGACTGGCAAATAATAAATAACACCACTCAAGCCTGCGGGGATCCTCATATTACCCCACTGTTTGGAGGTAAATACGATTTGTAAATTTTAGTTCTTCATAGTTGAGGGTGAAAAGTGTATACTTTCTTAGAAGTATGCACTAAATTTATTCGACTATGTCCGACCCCCATTTACTAGGTACCGATCTCACTGTCACTAGCATTGATAATGTTAGTGTTAATTATACGGGTACGGCGGTAGGAACCTCTATTTATACACGGCATAGTTATCAAGTTTTAACCGATGGCTTACCAGCTTCGGGACACTTTAGAGTTTTAGTCTCAAATCAGGAAGGAGATAGTGCACGTTTTTTACCTGTTGCCAATTACACCATAGATAGTACCACTAATTCGGAGGGATTGCTTTATGCGGATACTTGGAACTTTCTGCAGGCTAAAGTAGACCTCACGGGAGTAAGTGCAGGACGTTTTACCGTAATAGAAAACCATAACTACTAATGTCTCTATTAAAATCTAATGAAAAAAAAGCGTCCACCTCCCCCGTTGGAGCAACAGCTGCTGTGGCGAGCCTCAATCAGCCACCCACTTCATTAAAGAGATTTTTATATGCGGATGAAAACGGAAATTCCGTAGCATTGGCCGACGCTGTCGCCATTCCACAAGTGATAAAGGATGAGTTTCCAGTCAATGTGGCCAGCAAAACCACCATCGAAGAGAAGTCCGAAGCAGGAATCAATCCTCCCGTTCCTACAACTTATTTATTAACCTTCTTCCTAGAAAACATCAAAACCTTCAGGAGAGAATACCTCAAACAAATAGAATAATGCCAATACCCAAACCAAATAAACAAGAAGAACAAAGCAAATTCGTTAGTCGTTGCATGAGTGATGACATAATGAAATCGGAGTATTCCGACGAGAAACAGCGCGCGGCCGTTTGTTATAGCCAGTATAAGCGCAGAAAAAAGACATCCCAAGGCTCAGTGCAGTGGTGTAATTGTAGAAAAGGAGACACATTAGGATTAATATAGTGTATAAATAAGTAAGATGGGATATCCACAAGTACCACCAATCACACTCAACCCCGACACTGCCCGCATTTGCATGGTAACTGGGGCAGGATCGCCAAACTACCCAGGCAGTGGTTCCTGGCAGGCGGGGGAGCTCCCACGGAAAAGTCAATATATTTACATAACGTGGATCGCTGCGTCCGCGGCCTTTGATTATAAAGACACGAATGGAGACACGGTTTCCGTGAGTTTTTCCAATGACGTCATATTAGATCCACCTATTCAGGCACAAGAAATCTGGAGCCTCGCGGGAGCATCTGAAGTGGGCTACTATATAATGTAATATAGTGTAATACCTGTTATGGTATTTGCAATAACAACTTTAGTCTCGGCGCTGAGCATTTCATGTGTTGCGGCGTATTTTAGTATATTAGGTTTGGCCACGATTTTCCCTGGGTCATTTATTTCCGTAGTAATAATGGGGATAGTGCTTGAAATAGGCAAAATCATTGCAGCAGTCTGGCTACATAGAAACTGGAAGCGGGCAAGTTTATTAATTAAATCATACCTCTCCTTTGCGGTTATTGTGCTTATGGGTATAACCAGTATGGGAATCTTTGGATTCCTAAGTAAGTCCCACATTGAACACCAATCTCAAGCCATCCACGAAGAAACCCTTATTGCCACCCTTGAAACAAAAATAAATAAAGAAAACGAACTCATAAAGAGGCAAGAGGAATATATCTCGGGGGCAGAAAAGCGCTTGCAATACAACTCTGGCCAGAGCGATATCGACGCAGACAGAGGAGAAAAAAGAGTCGCTCAACTACTAGAAAGTCTAGATAAAAATATTGCAATAGAGCAAGGGCGCATAGATAAACTTACCGACCGACGTAAAGAGCTCGACGCTGCCGTCGCCCTCTTAGAGGAGCAAGGGGGTGGTTTGTTCTCCAATAAGAAAAAGAAATTAGAGGAGTTAAAAGGCCAACAGGCTGAGGAGCGACAAGAAATAACAACAACCCTAAAGGCATACAACTCGAACATAGAAACATTCCGAAAGGAAACCTCTACGCAGATAGCTGCCATACGAAACTCCGTGGAAGCGGGACATAGCGAAAGCAGTGTGAACCTCAAGGAGATACATACTCAAATAGATGAAGCTAATAATAAAATCCGCCTATCCATGGACAATATAGAAGAACTCCAAAAAGAAAAACTAAAATATGGAGAAAAAATACGGGCGCTGGAAGCCGAAATTGGGCCCCTAAAATATGTGGCGGAAGCGGTGCAGGATATGGGTGGCACCAAACTAGAATCCGACCAAGCGGTTAGATTAATTATATTAATAATCATGCTAGTCTTTGATCCTCTCGCCATTCTTCTGGTTATAGCTGCCAATGTGAGCCTTGCTAAAATGTTTAAAAAAAAGGCAGACCTAATCAAGGAAGTTGAAATTATCAAGGAGGTGGAGGTTCCCGTGGAAGTCATTAAGGAAGTGGAAGTCATTAAGGAAGTGGAAGTCATTAAGGAAGTGGAAAAGAAGGTGGAGGTTCCCGTCGAAGTCATTAAGGAAGTGGAAGTCATTAAGGAAGTGGAAAAGAAGGTGGAGGTTCCCGTCGAAGTCATTAAGGAAGTGGAAGTGATTAAAGAGGTAGAAAAGAAGGTGGAGGTTCCCGTTGAAGTCATTAAGGAGGTGGAGGTGATCAAGGAAATTGAAGTAATAAAAGAAGTCCCCACTCCACCGCCTCCTTCCGATACTCCCAGGCCGATAGGGCCTTATAATCCAGGACATCGAGCCGATTAGATATATCTTTTGTCCATAGTAGTGTATATACTATATATGAACAAGCTTTTATTAGCGATTACACTTCTATTGCAAGGCTGCATGCTTCGGGCACCCGTTTCTAATCGCGCCCCTAATCCCGTGCCGCCCCCTGTCAAAGCTGTACATCACCTTACCCCCAAGGATTTTGATGAAATCGATACCAACAAAGACGGAAGCCTTGATAAAGCCGAACTAAAGCAAGCCACAGCTCCCGATACAACCACCGCTCCTTTAAAAATTTTTGGAGCCTTAATTTTAGGAATAGCCTTTATTTGCGTACTACCCATGATTCCAGCCCTAACCCACAAGGCAGTGAAACTTTATAAACATCGCAAATCAAGTGACGAACCAAAAAAATAACAAAAAACGTATACCCACCCTTAAGCAAACTTTATCAATAAATTCCCCCCGCCTCACGGAAAAACAAAAAGATTTTCTCCGCATTTCTTTGGCGGCACAAACTAAAATTATATTCCTGAGCGGCCCCGCAGGTTCAACTAAAACCTATATGGCAGTATATTCGGCACTCCGCTGGCTCTCTAGCAGTACGGACCTCGACTTACTGTATGTAAGAACTATTATCGAAAGTGCTGAGAAAAATATGGGATCCCTCCCAGGCAATGCGGATGAAAAATTTGATCCATACCTTCGCCCCCTATACGATAAACTAGAAGAAATGCTAAAGCCTGCAGACCAAGAATCTTTAAGAAAATCCAACAGGTTATTAGCCATACCCGTTAACTACCTAAGGGGGGCCAACTGGAAAAATAAAATAGTAGTAGCAGACGAGGCGCAGAATTTTACCGCCAAAGAACTGGTAACCCTAATTACTCGCATCGGAGAGGGTAGTAAGCTATTTATTTGTGGAGACTTTCTGCAGAGTGACATTAACGGAAAGACGGGCTTCAGGGACATAGCAAACATCTTTCATGATGAAGAAAGCAAAAAAAGAGGAATAGAATACTTCGAATTCGACAAGGACGACATCCTTAGAAGTGAAATTTTAAAATTCATAATAGAGAAGCTAGAAAAGAAATTCTTTTAAAAATAAGTTGACATTTATAAAAAATAGTTGTATACTATAGTTAGATCTTTGAAAATTTTATGGGGGTGTACTGGATTCGACTGATGTTGGATTGGTACATCGCAAGTCGAAGACGCACTGGGCTTCGTTAAAAAGTGCAACGCTGTACATGGCAAAAAGAATCGTGTAAGCAGGGCCATCGGCTTCAAGAATCGTCTCGCTGCAAAGCGTGGCGGTCTTCGCAAGACCCGTCGGCTCGCCCTTGCAGCTTAAAGCTGTAACCCTCCCCCTCTTGACGCAGATAGAGTGGGACGAGGGTCATCCATCTGCAAAACAGAAAAGGTTTACCTGTTAATAAACTGTAAATAATTGTAACAGGAAGTTGGATGTTAATATCATAACTTTAAAAAAAATTAACTAAACTTGTAGAAGTGTGCTACTGAAAGCACTCAACACGCGGGTTCGACTCCCGCCACCTCCACCATTTCCCCTCGCCCCTCAAGCCCTCTGGACGTAATGTTCAGGGGGCTTTTTTTCTTGACAAATGACTCGTTATCGTGCATAATATACGGGTGAAGGTAAATAAAAGGGAAATCATATCAAGACTGGTAGAAATACCAACAAAGAACAAGCGCCCGTTCTGGGCAAAGGAAATGAAACTCCTAAATGATCTTATGGCAGAATTTGACAACCCGCGGTTTTGGGCCAAGGTAAAATTCCCTACTATTTTTCCCAGTCTAGCCTACCTCAAAACGGACTTCGGGAAGGGAGAGTTGAGAAGGAAATATCTTGAATTTAATTTTGACATACCACCCCCTAAGGAGTATAATCTTGGAAAGAAGGTGGGGGAAGACAGATCATTTAGCAAACCCCCTAAAACAATTAAAGACTTTTTATCATAATATGGATCAGGCATCAGAAGTATTAAAGAATTTTCTAAAAGAAAACAAAGAACACCACTACAATTTTGAAGAGGAGGTAACCTACAAAGTTTCCAGTGGCAGTATGAAGGTGGATTTCGAGCTAGGCGGTGGCTTTGGCCCTGGGCTTCACCGTTTTGTAGGAATGAATGAGGGAGGAAAAACATCTGAATCCCTAGAGGTTATGAAAAACTTTCTTAAGCAGGTTCCCAATTCCAGAGGGTTTTTAATTTCTGCCGAAGGGCGCCTTCCACCTGAGATGAAAAAGCGCTCGGGAGTCCAATTTGTTTTTAACGAAAGCGAATGGGAAAACGGCACCTGTTTTGTCTTAGAAAGCAATATTTATGAAACCGTTCTGGATCTTATGCGCACCCTGGTTTCAAACAACAAGGACAAAGTAAAGTATTGCTTTGTATTAGACTCCTTAGATGGATTAATAATGAAAGAAGATTTAAAAAAAGACTTTGCGGATGCCCACAAGGTTGCGGGCGGAGCCCTGTTGGGAGCTAAGTTTATGCAAAAAATGAGTATAGCGTTAGCCAAAAGAGGACATATGGCCCTCTTTATTTCTCAAGTTAGAGCAGACATTAAACTAGACCCATACAGCAAAGCCCCCATTCGCCAAACGACAGCTACAGGGGGCAACGCTCTACTGCACTTTGCAAACTATATATTAGAGTTTGAACCCAGATTTAAAAAAGATTTAATTTTACCCAACCCCACGCAACCCATAGATAAGGAAAAGAATCCTATTCTAGGACATAATGTAAAGGTTACAGTTAAAAAATCTCCCAACGAAAAAACTAATTATACCCTAGAATATCCTATTAAATATGGCAGGGAAGGGGGGAACTCCGTCTGGGTAGAAAGGGAAATAATAGACATGCTTTATCTATGGAGCTTCCTGCAGAAAAAGGGGGCATGGATAACATTTGACGAGGAGTTCGTCGAACTATTAAAAGAAAATGAATTTGATTGTCCCGAAAAAATCCAAGGAGAAAACAAGCTCAACCTCCTACTAGAAGAAAACCCCAAGCTGACAGAATTTTTAATTAACTATTTTCACAGCCTTCTAAGTGAAGTTTAAAACTCTCACGGGTTCTGTAAAGGGCGTGAGGCACCCTAAAAAGCATTTAATAAAGTGGAAGGGGAAAAGTCGCAGCAAACGACAAAGGGCGGTTAAAACCTTTCTACGGCCCTACTGGAAGGATCATATTGTTTTTGAGGAGTTCCCTGTGGTAGGCACTCGTATGACTTTTGATTTCTATAATGCCAATAAAAAAGTAGCCATAGAAGTACAAGGAAGGCAGCACACTCAGTATGTGCCTTTTTTTCACGGCACTAAAATGAACTACCTGAACCAACTGCGGAGAGATCAGCAGAAATTAGAGTTCTGCGCGCTCAACAACATACAACTAATAGAGGTTTACGACGAAGACAAAATAACCAAAGAGTTCTTTAAGAAAAATAAAGTGATTTTATAAAAACCTTAATCTACGTGTAATATATAATATATGAAAGATATGGACTTCGATCCCGATGCCCTTCCTGCATTTAGCCTTCCCCCCAAACTCATAACGCAACTTTACGAATTCTCAGGTAACACGGAGGGTACGAGAGGCTTCCTACTTCTTCACATTAATCAAGATGGGGCGCCCATGGTTTACTTTAAAGCAGACAATCAGATAATCGAACTCGGCTTAAGAAAAGCGCTGGAACAATTTGTGCTCGATTTTGAAGAAGCTGACAAGCCTATTGGCCTTGAAGGTCTAGATGGAGACGATTCCGAACCTGAAGTATAAACATGCTTGACATTTGAAGTAATAAATGATATCATTACTTCATGTCAATAAATTCGAAAGAACTTGAGCAGCATGTGCTGGCTGGATTAATACAACACCCCGAGGCTTATGCCGAAATATCTATAGGTATTGGAGACGACGACTTCTACTCCGAAGAAACCAAGGTTCACCAAACCATATTCAGAGTACTACGAGCGGCCCTAGAGAGTGGAGAAGAGCTAGACGAAGTTGTGCTCGCTCAAAGAGTCAAGCAATTCAATATATCTTTTGAGGACAACGTAGACCTAACACATTACATTCAATCCCTAGGTATGAGAAAGATATCTAGAGATGGATTAATCTCAGCCGCCAAAGAACTCAAAAAATTCACCGTAAGGCGTGAGATTTTTGAAAACGCACGTAAGGTAGCAAAAAAAATGCAATCCCTCGGCAGCGATCACACATTTGATGAGATAGTGGAAACTGCGGACAAGATCTACAATGAACAAATAGATTCCTACTCGGTAGAAAGAACAGTCCCTGAAAACATCTTTTCCCTTATGGAGGAAATGGTGGAGGATAGAGGAAATAATCCTGTTACCGAATTTGGCCTGATGGGGCCCCACTCTCGCCTTAATGATCTCTATGGATCTCTCCTGCGTCCAGGCAACATAAGTGTCGTAGTAGCCAGGGCAGGCGTAGGAAAAACGACGTTCTGTTTAGATTTTGCAACCAAGGTCTCCCAGCAATATGACAATATCCCCGTACTACATTTCGATAATGGCGAGATGAGTCAAGAAGAGCTCACCATGCGCCAGTGCGCCGCACTTTCGGGCGTACCCCTCCATCTTATAGAAACAGGAGAATGGAGATACAACCAAGAGTGCGTAGATAAAATACGCGCCGTGTGGCCACAAATAAAGAAGTTTAGATTCTACTACTATAACGTGGCAGGAATGGACATCTCCTCAATGCTTAATGTCTTAAGGAGATTCTACTACTCAAAGGTAGGAAGAGGAAATAAAATGATTTTTAGTTTTGATTATATTAAAACTACCGACGCCACAATCCAAAAGAACCAAAGGGAGTGGGAAGTGGTAGGAAATATGGTTACAGCTTTTAAAAACCTTATTCAAAAAGAAATTGTTACCTCTGAGGGTCCCACCATCACAATGATAACCAGCGTTCAAAGCAATCGCAGCGGGGTTACAAACAATCGTAGGGTAGAAAATATTCTTGACGATGAAAGCATCGTCTCCCTCTCCGACAGAATTATACAATTCTGTTCACACATGTTCCACTTACGCTCCAAAACCAATGAAGAGGTTCAGGCCGAAGGAGCGCAGTTCGGTACTCATGTCTTAAGTTGCTTCAAACATCGACACCTAGGAAAGAATGTACATCGAGCCCTTAACCTAGTGGAGCTGGAGGACGGGTCCAAGAGAAAGAACCATATTAATTTAGATTTCAGTAATTTTTCGATTGAAGAAGTGGGAGACCTACAGGATCAAGTGGACAGTATGGGCCTTAATGCCGTTCCCGATGAGGATGGAGATCAAATCGCAATAGATCTATGAGTCCTGACAAAATTCAAGACACCTTGATATCCCTCGGCTATCGCCTTGATGATAGGGGATCGTATTGGCAAACCAATGCTCTTTTCAGAAATGGTGACAATAGAACCGCGCTACAGATCTATAAAGATAGTGGGGTGTGGAGGGATTATGTAAACAATACTCCGTACTTAAAATTTGAAGTTCTGATAGCCCAAACCCTTGGAACTGAAGATAAAAAAATACTAGCCCAATACCTAAAGGAATCCGACCTCGATACACTGGGCATGGCTCACAACAAGGGGGATAAAATAGAAATGGAAAAAATATACGAAAACTCCACCCTCGATAAACTCCTCCCTCATTACGACTTCTATCTCCAAAAAGGAATAGATAAACCCATACTCAAATCTCTCGCGGGCGGATTGGCAACGGGAGGACAACTTTACCAACGTTTTGTTTTCCCCATTTTTAATAAAAACAGCCAAATTCATGGCTTCTCAGGAAGGGATATGTTAAATAAGGACAATCGCCCTAAGTGGAAACATATAGGGCGTAAGTCTACGTGGCTATACCCGCTATATGTACCCCAATCGGGAGAGGAATTAATTAGAGATGTCATCGAACGAGCGGGAGAGATAATTTTAGTAGAAAGCATTGGGGATCTTCTAGCTTGCCACCAAAACGGACTGAACAATGTAATTGTGTCATTTGGTCTAGATATATCCCCCACCCTTATTTGCGAAATGGTAGAAATCAACCCTCGGAAAATTATTATAGCATTCAACAACGACATGGGCAAAGAATCCAATCGAGGATTAGATGCATCCATAAAAAACTATCTCAAACTACTTAACCACTTTGACCCACACAAACTAAGAATATGCTTACCTGTAAAAAACGATTTCGGAGACATGTCTCCCCAAGATTTTACCCAATGGAAAACCAAATTGAAAGAGCTTAATCCCAGCGATCAAGCTACCCAAATAGCTACCCTATCTAAAGCCCTCTATAAAGATCGCAAGATATCTAAGGCTCTTTTTAAGAATCATAAACTCCTTAATGTATGAGTGCTGAAGTAAAACTTTCCGCCAGTCGAATCAAGACTGCCCAACAATGCACTTGGCTCTATTGGTCTAAGTATAAATTAAAACTACCAGACTCAAGCAATGATGGAGCATCTCGCGGCTCCGTTTGCCATAACATTTTTGAATGCTTAGGTAATCCAAGGCATAAAAAACACTATAAAAGAATTATTAAGGATGGGGAGATCTGGGACTGCGGTCCAGTAGCTCGCATGGTAATGATTCAGGCAAAATCCCTAAACGTAGACGATAAAGAAAACCTATCCATGATAAATGATTTTATAATGAATGGCCTACGGTACGACTTCTTCGGCGAAGACGAGGGAAAGCCCACGACAGCCATTTCAGAAAAGAAATTCACAATCAGGGTGGATGAGGATGGAAAAAAATACAACATACTCGGTTTTATAGACAAGCTCTTCTTATATTCAAAAAAGAAAAAGGCAATAATCAGAGACTTCAAAACCAGCAAGTTTAAATTTAAGGGTAAAGAGGCCACGGATAACCTCCAGGCCCTTATGTACTCTCTAGCAGTAAAACATTTATACCCCAAGTACCTCAAGCGGGAGCTAGAATTTTTATTTTTAAAGTTTGACCTGGAGCCCGACCTATTAGGGGAAAAGGGAGAGGGATTCTTGGGTATGGAACCCATTTCGGAAGAAGAGCTGGAGGGGTTCGAGTACTATCTTACGGAGGTTCAGGAGTACCTCGAAAACTTTACAGAAGAAGAGGCTTGCAGCAACTTTGCCGCCAAACAAAACTACCCGAGTGATGGCAGCTTCGGTGGGCCCTTAAGTTGTGGTTTTGCCAAAGAACCCAATCAGTTAAAAAAAGATGGAACCCCCATGTGGTACTGCACTTATAAATTCCCCTTTGACTACCTCCGCCTCGAAGATGCAGAGGGAAACTTAATTAAAAGTGGATTTTTAGAGGACGAGGAGGCTTTAAAAAAACTTAAAAAAGATGGAGATAAAATTACTAACGCGCATTACGAGGGCTGCCCACACTGGAATACCCCTAAACCAAAAGATGAGTTCGACCTTTAAACCCTCCTATAGCGGTGTTGTTGTGAGACACGGGGCAAGCATTTTATTATGTAAACGACAGCCCAATGGTCCAATTGGTGGATATTGGAGTGTCCCTTGTGGCGCTGTAGAAAAAGGGGAGGCGCCGTTTGTTGCAGCCCAAAGAGAATTAGAGGAGGAAACGCAGATTAAAATTAACACAAGTGAGTTGCAGTACGTCACTGCATTCAAGGGGCACGATGGGGGACGCTTTAATCTTTACCTCCATAATGCTTCGGAGTTTCTCTCCCCCGTGTTGGATTACGAACATACTGAGTGGGGTTACTTTAGACTCGATAAGGTGGAGACCCTCTACATCAACCCGAGCCTTATGGATGCTTTGGTTTTTCTACGAGACAAGTTCCTCACATTGTGAATAACTTTCCCGTTTTAAGCTCGACATACACGCGGAAAAATGCTAAAATTCTTTTTTATATTTTTTCTTAAAAAAACAAAAATCATAATAATATAGGGTGTATTTTTTGACATGGAGATTCACGTAAAAAAGAGGAACGGACGACTAGAGGAATTTATAGTAGGAAAAATTAACGCCAGCGCAGAAAGGGCCTGCCAGGGAATAGAAAATGTTTCAGCCAGTGAAATTGTACTAGATGCACAACTACAGCTTTACGACAAGATCCCCAGCGCCCAAATAGACCAAGCCCTAGTACTCTCGGCGAGAGAGAAGATAGAGAAGGAGCCGAATTACTCGCTGGCGGCTGCGAGGCTTGTTCTTAATAATTTATACAAAGAAGTATTCAGGGAGGGGGTAGACAGCGATGTCTTTGAGCTACAATATAAAAAAAGCTTTGTTCAAAACATTAAAAAGTTAGTAAAGTCAGAGCGACTCAACCCAAAACTCCTCACGTTTGATTTAAAATACCTAGCCGACGCAATTCAGGTAGAAAGAGATAAAAAATTCAAGTATCTCGGCATTCAAATTCTGTATGATCGTTATTTCATCAGAGAGCATGACAAGATCATGGAATCTCCTCAAGGTTTTTGGATGCGGGTTGCCATGGGGCTTTCAATTAACGAGGAAAATAAAGAGGAAAAGGCTGTGGAGTTTTATAATCTTATTAGCCGCCTTCTTTATACATCCTCTACCCCCACCCTCTTTAATAGCGGGACGGCCCACTCACAATTAAGCTCCTGCTATCTTAATACCTTCGATGACTCTATAGATGGAATTTTTGATGGAGCTTGGCAGGAAGCGCGCAAATCCAAATATGCAGGAGGGCTCGGTCTTGATGTAACACCTTTTAGATCTACAGGGTCCCACATCCAAGGAACCAATGGCATTTCTAGTGGACTTATTCCATGGCTCAAGATATATAATGATCTTTTAGTTGCGGTGAATCAAGGGGGCAAGCGGCCAGGAGCTGGCTGCGCCTATCTAGAGCCGTGGCATTTAGACTACGAAGAGTTTTTAAACTTACGACGCAACACTGGAGATGATCGCTTAAGATGTCATGACTTAAATACGGCCTCATGGATACCCGATGCTTTCATGCGGGCCGCTCAAAAGGATGAAGAGTGGTACTTGTTTGACCCCAAAGAGTGTGCTGACCTCCATGATTTATTTGGGAAAAAATTCGACAGAAAGTATAAAAAATACTGCAAGCTGGCCGAACAAGGAGAGATAAAAAACTTCCGCAAGATTTCAGCCAAGGAATTATGGAAAAAAATGCTCAAAGTTCTATTTGAGACCTCTCATCCATGGAATACCTTTAAGGATCCATGCAACATTCGATACACCAATCAACACGAAGGAGTCGTACATAGCTCTAACTTATGTACAGAAATAACCCTCCACACCAAAGCCTCACAATACCAACATGGACAAAAAACTAAGGTGGGAGAAACAGCTGTATGCAACCTGGGGTCAGTCAACCTATTTCATCACCTAACCGAAAAGAAAAACGGTATAGACTATAAAAAGCTGGCGCAAACTATCCATACCGCCATCCGAATGCTGGACAACGTTATAGACCTTAATTTTTATCCCACCCCCGAGGCCAAGAATTCAAATCTCAAAAATCGCCCAATAGGATTAGGGTTAATGGGTCTGCACGACGTATTACATACCCTTGACATTAAAATAGACAGCGATGAGGCCGTCTCTTTTAGTGATGGCTTGTTTGAATTTTACTCCTTCCACGCCATCCAAGCAAGCAACCAACTGGCACAAGAACGAGGGTCATACGAAACATATGAAGGATCCCTATGGTCTCAAGGTAAGCTTCCCGTGGATTCCCATAAGGACTTAATGGAGTATAGGGAAATTTCGCACGATTACAGCGTCAAAAGCAAATATAGCCAACTTACAAAAGAAAAATGGGACCAACTGAGAAACCACATACTTAAAGATGGGATGCGAAACTCTAATGTAATGGCGATTGCACCCACCGCAACTATAGGATACATCAACGGAGTAGAACAAAGCATTGAACCAAATTTTTCCGTACTGTTTGTTTATGAGAATAAAAGCGGAAACTTCTTTATTGTAAATGAACATTTTGTCAATGACATGAAAAACAGGGGTCTATGGGGACCTGAAATTGCAACCTTAATCAAGCAAGCGGATGGGGACCTTAGACTTCTTAACGGGTCAATTCCAGATGACCTTAAAAGTAAATACAAAACTGCCTTCGACAGAGATATGCTAAAACTTATTGAAGCGAATGCGGTGAGACAGAAATGGATGGACCAATCTATCAGTTTTAACCTATACAACAAAACCACTTCACTCAAATATCTTAATGACATATATATGGCCTGTTGGGAATACGGTTTAAAAACCACCTATTATCTTCGAAATCGCGCAGCCACCAAAGTGGAAAAAGCTACCACGCAAGAAAGCTCTAGCGAGCCAACGGAATGCAGTATAGATGCAATGGCGCGCGGAGAAACTTGTGAATCCTGCCAATAATACTTGACATTCAATAGAATATATGCTATAGTAGGTTTACTATGAAAGATAAAACTGGAGAACTCTTAGGCGCCGACGTGGCAGGAGTCAATAGAATACTTCCGCACAAGCACAAGTATGCTTGGGAATTATTTCTTAAAAGCTGCGCCAACAATTGGATGCCCACAGAGATTTCCATGCAGCACGATATAAAACAATGGAAAAACAATGAAATCACCGACGACGAAAAACTCCTCGTCAAGCGATGCCTCGGGTTTTTTGCAGGAAGCGAGTCTCTGGTTGGCAATAACCTTCTTATTTCTGCTTTTAGATTTGTTACGGATGGGGAATGTCGTCAGTATATTTTGCGCCAAGCTTTTGAAGAAAGCCTTCATAACCTTACCGTTGTATATATTTGCGACAGTTTGGATCTGGATATCGAAGAAGTATTTAATGCCTACGAAACAATACCTAGCATCAAAGCTAAAGATGATTTCCTCATGGAGATTACCTCGGATATTAGCAGGCAAGACTTCAACCCCTCGACAAAAGCAGGCAAGCAAGAAATCTTAAGAAACCTCCTCTCTTATTATATAGTATGCGAGGGAACCTTTTTCTTTAGTGGATTCGCCATGCTCCTCGCCTTGGGTAGACAAAATAAACTTCAGGGCATTTCCGATCAAATAAAATACACGTTGCGAGACGAGAGTAGCCATATTGCTTTCGGCACTTATCTTATAAACACGATCATAGAACAGAATCCCACAATTTGGACCAAGACAATTCAAGGAGAGTTTATTGAACACATGAAGAAGGCCGTCGAGTTGGAAATAAATTACGCCAATGATGTTCTTCCTACAGGTATTTTAGGTCTTAACGCCGATATGTTTGTAGATTATATGCACTTCATCGGCAACAGGAGACTAGAGGGAATCGGATTGGATTTTCGTTTTCCCAGTGATGAGAATCCTTTTCCTTGGCTAGGTGAAGTAGTTGACGTACAAGCTATGGGTAATTTTTTCGAGCGTAGAGTGCGTGAGTACCAACAGGGCGGCGCGCTCGAAGACGATTTTTAATGAAAACCTATACAGATATTAATAGTTCTATTCTTAAATCCATACCCAATCCATCAAAGGAAGCGTATGAGATTAAAATAAAAATCCCAGAGTTCACTTTCTTGGGGGTAAAAGAGCAGCCCGACTTTGCTAATGCGTACTTGAGTTTCTATCCAGAGGACAAGGTTATTGAACTCAAAAGTTTAAAGCATTACGTCTTTCACCTGCGGGATATCGTGGTATCATATGAACGCTTAATTAATATTTTCTATGCGGATTTAATGAAAACATATAAGCCCGACAGGCTGAGGCTCGTGATGATTTTCAATCCACGAGGGGGAATCTCCTCTAAACTCGCCATCGATTCCGATTGGTCCGTAAGGGGTGGAGAAGAAAAATATAAAGATTGGTCCGACCCTCATGATGAGTGGTCGATAGTGGTATGAGTCAAGAAGAGGTGGACCTAAGCGGCGTGCAAGCACAAGGACTCTTTGTCGTTGGGCAAATATATTACATATATAAACGGGCGCACGACTTTAACCCAACAAGAAAACACCTGAGTAGATTTTCCCCCAAAGAATCCATGCTGGGAGAGGAATTTATACAAGCGATTAGGTATATCGGCGATAATAAATTTGAAAAAACAAATTAGAAACTTAAAATCTCCCTTTACAACAACATAACTGTATTTAATAACTTATGAAAACTAAATTAGTATCACTAATTACTGTCCTTCTAGGACTATCATTCACCTTTGCTGCGGCAGAGGATCTTAACGTCAAGGGTAACGCTGGTACCAAATATACCTCCGATTACCACCGCCGAGGCCAAATTGTCTCTGATGAGGCCATTCAGGCTCAGGTGGGATTTAATGTGGGAGTGGGACAAGTAGATTTCTTCGGGGATCTATTTACCAATCAGGCCACCTCAGCTTCAAGCGCCGACAGCGACGAGGCAGTTTTAGGGCTGGGAACTTCCTTGTTGGATAATAAGCTCAATGCTTATGCGGGGGTTTATAATACCTCTAACAGTTCTAACGGGGATAACCTAGAGGCTTTTGCCTCGCTGGGATTAAACACCCTTCTATCGCCCTCAGTGAGCCTCTATAGGGATACAGATGACAGCCTGTATACTTTTGAGGGGGAATTGAGTCATGATTTCGACTTAGACGTCGTTAATCTGGAGGTGGCGGGTGTTCTAGGTCAAACCGACCTAACCTCTACTACCGATTCCACTTATTATGGCGCGCGGGTAACAGCCTCTAAAACCTTAAAGGAAAACCTTAATGTTTATGCTGATGTAGCCCTTTCGGATACCGACACTCGTGATTATGAGACCGTATGGGGTCTCGGATTGCGTCTTAAATTTTAACCCCAAATAATATATGGATAATATAGCAAATACAGTTAAGTCTGCCATCGGTGGACTATTTACAGTGTTAACGTCAGTCATCGGACTTCTTGTTCTCGCACAAGTGGTTTTCGGTGAGGAAGCAGGGATGAACGTGATTAGTAACCTTCAGGCTATCGTAAATGGCTTTGTTGGTGAGGGAGCTAGCCTGGCTGGTTTAATTACCCTTCTTCTAATCGTGGGACTCCTTCAGAAGCAGAGCTGCTGCTCCAAGGGCAAGTAAAGAGAGTCCTCTAGTTCAAAAACCGCCTCCTATTGGGGGCGGTTTTTGTGTATATGCATACATGAACACCTCGCGACGATCCTTTATTAAGGTTGGGGCCATAGGAGGACTAACCTCCTTAAGCCTCCCGCAACTTATTGAACTACAAGCAAAAGCGAAGACATTAAATAATAAGAAAGCGGTAATTATAGTATGGATGAACGGTGGCCCCTCCCACCATGAAACTTTTGACCCGAAACCCGATGCCCCCCAACCCTACAAAGGACACTTTAAAGCTATCTCTACTAATGTGAATGGAATTCAGCTCCCCGAACACTTAGTAAATTGTGCCGACTGCATGGACAAATGGTCGATTATCAGAGGGCTTCATCACACCAATAACAACCATAGTTCAGCCCATGAAATAATGAACTCTGGGTATAAGGCTGTGGAGCCCAACCAACAACAAAACTTTTACCCCAGTATTGGTGCCACTATTGCCGAACACGCCAAGTCCAACACACAAGTTCCTCCTTATGTAGTTATTCCAAATCATACTCGGGGAACCTACCCAGGTTATCTGGGGCATGAATTTGGACCCTATCAAACCAAACAGCGTCCTTCGAGCACCGAGGATTATAAAGATACCAATTTTACCCTAGATGACTCGCTCACCATCAATAGAGTGGATAATAGGGGGGATCTTTTGAAGTCCTTTGATAAGTTTAGAAAAGTATTAGATAAATCGGGAATGGTTAAATCCATCGACGAGTTCAACTTGAAGGCTCAGGGACTATTGACCAGCGGTAAAGCGGCAAATGCATTTAATATAGAAAAGGAATCCACTTTTACCAAAGACCTTTACGGGCCAGGTTTTGGTAGAGATTTGTTATTAGCGCGCCGCTTAGTAGAGAATGGAGTGAAAATGGTGACCGTTAAAACTCCTTTTGGATGGGACACCCACCAAAATAGCGACAAATCTATGGGCAATAACAATTTACCCCAGTTTGATAAAGCTTTTAGCGCCTTAATAATTGACCTTCATGCGCGGGGTCTAATAGATGATGTGATGGTGGTTGCTTGGGGAGAATTTGGCCGCACCCCTAAAATTAACGCTAATGCAGGCAGGGATCACTGGTCTCGCTCTATGGCTGCAGCTATTGCAGGAGGAAAAATTAAAGGGGGAAGGCTGGCTGGAGAGAGCGACAAGACGGGGTCTGAACCCGTAGTAGGAATTACTCCTCCCGATGTATTAGCCACACTCTATGAACATATGGGAGTGAACATCAAGCACCACTACTACGACCACAGCGGCAGGCCCCACCCAATTTTAAATCAAGGAAGAATACTGACAGAATTATTTTCATGATCACCTTAACCCAGCGCGCGGGCCTCCAAGTCGAATCACTCCAAAAAAAACGGGAAGATCCTTCTCAGAGATTGCGTGTTTTTGTGGACCCAGGAGGATGCTCGGGTTTCGAATATAAAATGACGTTCGGGGTACCGCAAAAGGAAGATGTAAAAGTCGAGTCCCAAGGGGTGACCCTTTTTGTAGAGAGATCTAGCACCGACTATCTGAGAGGAGTAGAAATAGATTTTGATGATGGTTTGAGCGGCAAGGGATTCGAGATTAAGAATCCCAATGCTCAAGCTACGTGCGGCTGTGGAAAATCTTTTAGTTAATTAATGCTTACGATAAAGGGAGACGTCATTGACGGATTTTGTGATGGAATTTCACGGAGAAATTTCCTTAAAGTAGGAGCATTGGGATTAGGATTTGGAAATTTGGCAGCCCCTGATGTGCTACGACTTCAAGCTGCACAAAACAACCCGCATCCTTCCTATAAGGCCGTAATAAATTTACATCTAGAAGGGGGCCCTCCCCAAATGGATACCTTCGATATGAAGCCGAATTCCAGCCTAGAGTTGCGCGGAGAATTTTCACCCATACGGACCAAGGTTCCAGGCACTCATATTTGTGAGCTTTTGCCACATTTAGCTCAACTCACAGACAAATTTACTATCATCCGAACAGTTATTGGTAATGTTAATAAACATAACTATGACACCACACAATTAGGTTATCCAGGATTAGGACTCCCGAAGCCTGCCATGCGTGCTATTGGTGGAGCTCCTCCTATAGGAGGAGTGATTAGTAAGATTCTAGGAGGAAGGGATGGGATGCCCGCCTTTGTTTGGGACAAAACGGGAGGGTCCCAAGAAGAGGTGCAGCATGGTTGGCTCGGCCCACGTTATGCTCCCTTTAATCCTCAGGTTAGTCCCGCCAATTTTCACCCCACAATTCCTGAGAAAAGGTTGCATGATCGGGTGGGACTCTTAGGGAGTTTAGATAAAATAAAACGCCACTGGGATAATTCGCAGAACATGGAGCTATTTGATCAGTATGCCCAAGAGTCGGTAAACATGGTTCTTTCGGGAAAAATATCCGAGGCCATGGACCTCAGTAGAGAACCCCAGAAAACGAGAAACCCCTACGTAGATAAAATTCCAGAGCGTTGGAGAGGACAAACCGAGAGGTTACTTTTGGCCCGAAGGCTAGTAGAAGCAGGAACCAGATATGTATCGTTAAATTGGGGAGGATATCTAGGTTTCGATTCCCACGATAATAATTACCCTAAAATGCGTGCTATTTTACCCCCCTTTGACTTAGCCCTGTCGGCCTTGATTAGCGACCTCTATCAACGCGGTTTAGATAAAGATGTTTTAGTGGTGGCATGGGGAGAGTTTGGGCGCACCCCCATAGTTAATGATAAGGCAGGAAGAGATCACTGGCCTCAAGTGCAAAGCGCTCTTATGATAGGCGGGGGACTGAAAATGGGACAGGTTATAGGAGTTACCGATCATTTAGCGGGAGAGCCAATAGAGCGTCCTGTACATGTGCAGGAAATAATGGCCACCATCTATAAACACTGCGGAATTGATCCAGCAGACACCCAACTTATTGACCCTTCAGGTCGCCCTCGCTATCTTTTAGATTACACGACCCCTATAAAGGAACTTATTTAAAAATTCTTGACTTTTGGCATACTTTGTGCTACTATATAGGTAGAAATACTCAAAAGAGGTTTCGCGAGCGCCGCAAGGGCTCATAATCACTAACCCAAGGATAAATATGACACAGTATAGTAGAGGACTCGGAACATCCGCAATAGTTCCATCCACGTTTAGTCGGGACGAATTCCTGACTCCATTTGACGCTTTATTTGACAATGTAATCGGCAAAGCGTTCCCCAGTCTCGCTGAAGATTTTGGCGTAGGCTTTTTTGAAAAGAATAGCTACCCCAAGGTAGATGTTATTGATCACGACGATAAGATTACTATCGAGGCAGAAATTCCTGGACTCACCAAGGAGGAAGTTTCAGTAGACCTCGAAGAGAATGTGTTAACGGTCTCAGGCTTAAAGCATAGTCACACAGAGGATACCAACACCAGATATATCCGCAAGGAATTAAAACGCTCCTCTTTTAAGCGCTCCTTTAAGTTGGGCTCAAATTTTAACTCAAAAAAAATTAAAGCAGACTTCAGCAATGGAATACTCTTAATTAGCGTTCCAAAAAAGGAAGCAGCGAGCCCTAAGAAGGTAAAAATTCTTTAATTTTAACCCCAAAACCCTCAGAGGCGCCCTTTTTGGAGGGCGCTTTTGTGTATAGTACGGTATGGAGTACAATGAATTCATACTGGTTGGCATAGGGACAGCTATCTCTGTAATAGGATACTTCCTTAAGCGCGAAAATAAACGGCTCGAAGAACTTGAGACACTTGTAAACTCAATACAAGTGACTCTTGCAAAAAACGAAGTAAGAGACAAGGAAAGGTGGCTCTCGGCAAATAAACGGTTGGAAGATAGGCGTGTAGATATACGCAAACTCTACGACCTCGTCCAAAACAAGGAGTAGAATGAAGGCTGTCGCGCTCGTTATGCTTGCACTTTGTAGTGCTTGCAGCCCTGTCATGGTTAAACACGACCCTCAGCCAATAGATACGGCCCTTAAGGAGGAGAACAGAGACTGGGCGGAAGTTTTTAAACACGAAATTAAAGTGGCAGTAGAAAACGAAGATGAGGAGGCCTACCACTTTTTCTTTCAAGAATATATGAGAGAACGAATCAGGCAAGTAAGAGAGGCTAAAGAAAAAAATCCTTGACATTAGGTGCTATATAGTGTAATATTATAGCACTATGAAGAAGCTTATTTTAATTCTCTGTTTAGGGCTCTGTCCCTTTTTATTTAGTGAACCCCGATCTTTCCTAGACAAGGAAAGTAAAGACAAGGTAGACCGTCCCGAACGAAAGCCTTTTCCACGACATTGGGGTCCACCTCCACGCATCCAGACTCGAGATATGGTGGCGCTCCCTGGAGGGTTTGGCAAGGGAAGCTCTACCTTAGCACATTGGATTAAAAATAACCTTAAAAAAGATGCAGAGAAGGAAAGGGAGAAGCCTACAAAACCCGTTGAGGGACAAAAACCCAAACCAATTCCCCCCATACAGCCTGTCCCACGACCACCAAAGGAAATTAAAGAAAAGATTGAACTACATAAAAAGATTCAAGACTCCCTGCGCGCAGCACTCAAGAGAAAGATTGATGCACTTGAAAAAGGGGCGACCAAGGAGGAGGTCAGAAAAGTCGTAGAAGCATTCCGCAAGGAGAATGCCGAACGCATAGAGGATGCCACACATATTGGAAAGCAAATTCAAGAATGGCATAAAGATAACAAGCCCGAGCGTCCGAAACGCCCCGAACCTTCCCCCCAAGTCAAAGCAAAACTCGCGGAAGTAAAACTTCTCAAAAACAGTCTCGACCTGGCTCGAAAATCCTTATCTCAAGAGCTTAAAGGAAAATCCAAAGAAGAGAAGTCGGCACTTTTAGAGGCCTTTAAAGAGTCACAAAAAGAGAAACATCAAGAGTTAAAGACGGCGCAAAAAGCACTTGCGGAAGAAGTACGAAATAGGATACAAACAAAGGCTCGCAGGGAATAGTGAGAGTCCCTTTAGCAGCCCTTATTCTATACCTTAGTCCTGTCCTAAAGGGGGATAAAGACTTGCGTCCAACTCCTAAAGAGGAAGCCTTGCGACTCCGTTATCAGGAAATAATTACGCACCTTGATAACAAAATACAAAAAAAAAGGAAAGCTCTAGGAATTCCCTCGGGGTTCCCCCTTCACGAGGAAGATATTAAAAAAACAACGAAAGAAGTAATAAACAATAATCTTGATCTCATTTCGGAGTTAAACCAAATCACCCCTCAAATTAGCCTTCAGTGGCGTACACGGAAGGCGTATGGCATACCGCATGGGTTTCCTACAGGAGTAAAAAATGGCGCAGTGGAAACCTTAAGGCTCGTTTATGAAAAAGACTCCAACGGAAACTATAGAAGAGGGGCGCAGGAACGACTCATCCTTCTAAAAAAATTTAAAGAATCTCAAAACACACAAAATAAAAGCAAATGAAACTCCTAATATTAACACTAACCTTAATGGCTACCTCCTGTAGTCACGTAAAACTTACTCACAAGTGTAATGGCGATAAGATCTGTCGCTGCGAAGCATGTGGGTGTAACGCAAGTTGCGAAGACTGCAAGTGTAAATAACCTATAAAGAAAATTTTTTTTAAAACAAAACCCACCACCAGTGGACGATATATTATGAATAACAAAAAACTAAAACGATTCTCGATCATTAATTTAATAGCTGGATATGTCATGCTATTTTTATTTATATTACTAGTAGCTCTCAATAGGCCCTCCGATACGGAAATTAATATAGCTACAGTTGATGACCTTGAGGAAGTTTTCGGGAATAAAGAAGGAGACCTCTTCAATGGAGTCCACAAAGAAGTGGATCGCGAAATTGTTTACGTAGATCGCCACCCCGTTGAAATACTACAGGATCATAGCGTAGGGAGGGACAGATTAACGGGAGTGGTTCTAGACAACGCGCCCGACATAGTAGTGCGAGGAGACAGGGTTATTGATCCCCACGTCGCGGTTGTAGGCAACCCTAACCATGTAATCCTCCGCGACAGGGACGACGAAATATATATTGACAACGACAGAAGCGTTGGTATAATTGATAGAGATGAGAGAATTTACAATAGAGATCATATTGGTGGTGTTGTGGACGATCATATTGTGGGGCGGGGAGACAGGGATGTTTTAAATAGAAGGGACCTCCTCCGCGATAATGACATCAATGGAGTAGATGTAGGCGCATTAGACAGGGCGATTCGCGAGAGCAATGAAGACCGTGGCCTATTAGATCGGCGCCTAGCGGAACGCGAAAAGGAAATCGGAATAGAGGCGGAAGATAATATAGATTTTGCTGGATTAACCCTAGCTAGGGATGAACCAGAGTTGGGTGATATAGATTTTGATAAAGCTGAAAAAGGCAACGGCTATGGCCTTGGTAAAGGAGGGGAACTTTATGCCTACAACTTTCCTAGTAGAGGAGTTGGCGCAGGAATTGGCTCTGCTGCCGTAGGGGCAGGGGCTGGTGGCGG